GCTGTGAGGTTTTTTGTGGTGACCCGTACGGGACTCGAACCCATGTTACAGCCGTGAAAGGGCCGTGTCTTAACCACTTGACCAAGGCGTCATGTCTAACCCTTCTTTTCTATTCCGAATGAGAGAAGTGTTTGCAACGCATAGAACTCATTAAGTGATAATATGAAAGGTTCTTCTCAAAGTCAGACGAGAATACTGCATTCTATCACTTATCTGCCTCAAATCCTGACATTCTCTCAGATAACCTGGCAGCTTGGTTTAGTAAGTATTTTCACCATTCCATATGCCCTTATGTTCTGGTGTGAGCATATCTTACCTTTTTGCTCAAATTCCCTCCTCAACGGGCGAGGTGTCCGGCGCTATTTCCGTCGTTCGCTTGACTTTTGGTTGTCCTACCAACCTCACTGCAATGTAGGACTTGCAGATGGCAAATATAATAACGAGCATCTAGATTCGCTCAATCCTTCTAATCATCTCATTCTCTTTTAGATTAGCAGCTAGAACACTTTATGGTGAGTTTGCTCGATATTAACTTTTAGGAGCGGACAAGTTTTACCTCATTTTACACCGTGACGAGCGCAGCGTAAAATTTACCATTCAGGCTCTAACTTCCGAAGGATGCACATTAAATTTAGCTCCCGAATAAGTAGCATTCCTTATTCTAACCGAATAGCTACCGAAGTAGCCTAACAAGGTCGGCTAACCCGCCCGTTTATTTTCGCAAAACGGAGTATCAGCGTAGTTCTATTTCGTCGAACTATATACGCCCTTAAACTCCAGCTTTTTAGACGGCGGCCGAAGCCCTAACCCATTCCGTCGAATGGCATCTGAGTAGCTACACTCTTATAGAAGTTTAGGGTCTAAGCGTTAGGATTGAAGACAATCCCTCCGGAATCGTACCGGACCATCAAAAGTAATTCATTTAACAAAATTGAAATACTTCTGAATTGAACCTCGCTTTTCTGATTCTGTTACATTTTACAAGAATCTAATAACGGTTAACCACTACCTCCACCGTAAGGATGCACTTTCAGCAGCATTACTCGAGGACAAACCCTCATTTGGTGCCAGGTTTATATTCTAATTATCAATTATGATAATTAAAAATGAAAATAAACGAATCACCCAAGCTTTTCAATCAAATGTCAAGATTATTTATGCATCATTTATAACGATTCACATTATACAGAATCTTTAATCTTTTCCCTAATCGTTTTACTTTTGAACATCTTATCTGCAAGGATTTCAGATGCACGTTCAACAATATTATCTTTATTATCTTTGAGGAAGTCAGATACAATTTTTACTGACGCCTCTGACAGCTGATCTCTTGAAGGGTCAGCATTCTTATCATAGTAGTTAGCACTGAAAATGCGATTAGCTACCTGCTGTTTGAGCTCCCCAATGATCTGTTTGCTTGCATTCGCTTCAACTAAATTAACGATTCTATCGTCGTCAATTCCAACTGCAAACTGAATGACATGTTCCATTGAATTTATCCTCCTTCAATAATATCACTGTCAATTAGTTTCTTATTAGTTTCGTATTCTTCTTCAAATTAACAAGTAACAGGCATCTGACCTAATGTGCAATTACAAATACCACTGCCTCCGTTAGCAGTATTATTAGAACAATTTTTACATGCTTCATTGTTAAATGCTGTATTGTAAATTGCACCTGCATTTGTGTTAGGAAAACTAGCTAAACGATTATCATCGTAGATCGTAATTGGGGATTCTTTAGCTAGAGTGCATACATCTGTTAAATTCAGTTCACCTAATTCTGTATCATCGATCCAATCACTATCAGAATTTTCAGGATCAGGATTAAAAGGAACGCGCTTGACTTCTTGTTTTTCTTCCCAGCGCCAACCGCAATGGTAGCAAACTTTGCAGTGAATTGGCGGATACGTGGCAACTACTTCGTTTGAAAGGTCATGCCCACATTTAGGACAAGTTTCAATAATGTACATTTTTATTCCTCCACATAATATATAAGTGTATATTTACTAGTTATAGTTGTCATTACCTTTACAGCAGTAAAAATTATAGCATTCTCTACTTTTCTTTTGTATAACCAAAATCGAAGCAACAATCATCTAAATCTTCAGAAGTATTGCAAAATTTACAGTGAAATATATTTTTAATAATAAATTTTATGTGTAATAAATCCAGAGATGTCAGAGTAAATATCTGAAATTCTATCATTCTCATCTACAAAATTATAGCCCATAGAATCATAAATGTTATCTGGGTCAGATTTCTTAAAATCTTCAATAAAAGCATTTGCTTGACTAGCACTTTTTGCAGCTATTAAAGAATATCCATGATAATCAGAAGTACTAGAAATTTCATAAACATTAAAACGTTCCATGTTATCTCCTATTCAAAAATATCAGGTGTCTTTCCAAACCACAAAGACTCACCACATAAACGCCAATTCCAATTATATTTAACAAACTTTTCTTTATTCTTTTTTATCCACTTCATTGCTCTTTTTTCGGTCAAGAAAAACAATTGATACAATACCTCTTGGTCTGCCGGTCTAATAATTTCAAGCTGATAAATAACAATATTCATTCTTCAACCTCAACAATAAATATCAAGTATTTGAGTATTTGTCAATTATAGGCTTTACAATTGACAAGATTTCATCTTTGTAAGATTCTCTGCCATCATGTTTATGCTTAGATAACCAATTTGATACCTTTTCAGAAAGCTCTGAATAGCACTTACAAATTTTTGTGCATAGCTCAGAGGTAATCACAAATCTTGGATAAGGTCTATCTTTCTTACTGTTTTCATCCAACCAGTCAAGCATAAACATTTTAGCATCATAAGGCTCGTCCCCGATACTATAGAACATAGTATCTTCAAAAACATAAGGTTTGATATTACTCTTGTTTCTTCGTCTACCTACAGTGTTTATATATGTGCAAATCTCATCTTCAATCCAGTGAACATAATCAGGATGAGACTTTCCAAATACAACGCATTTCATAACATGTTCTGCAATAATGTCACTATAGTTCTTAGAAAGCGCTTCAATTTTCTTTTTAGCATCTGCTTGACAGAATACAGAATTTCGGATGAATTTATACAAATCCATCACCTCCGGATATAAGAGATATTTCAGATAAGCTGTCTGCTGAACCATTGGTGAGCGTGGAGGGATTTGAACCCTCAATCCTTTCGGCAGCGGAGCTTAAATCCGATGTGTATTCCAATTCCACCACACGCCCGTATATAATAAATCTGTGTCTGCCTGTTTCACCATACCAGCAAATTTGATTACTACACTTTATATAACGATTGTTGTAAAAAGTCAATGGTCTTAATCATTCGTTAATAATTTACTAAATAGAAAAAGAAAACCGTCCAGGTGCGCCAACACCTGGACGGAAACACACGGTCAAGCACACGCCAGCGCCCTACCGAGTATCAACTTATTTAGATTGGTTATTTTTCTTTGACAAAATATCATCTAGATTGCATGTATGCGTTCCTTCATTGAAATGACCAGATAAAGTGCACTTGTATTTAGGAGGGTACGACAGATATACTAAACCATCATTCATTTCACAATTACTGCAGCATCTATGAATACTATTTGAAGTTGATCCTAAAAATTCATCAAATAAGATTCCTCTACCATGGCAGCTTCTACAAACTTCAGTTGAAGCAGAATTAGTTATTGAGCTTCCATCGTATGTTTGAATTGAATAGAATCCGAAAGGAACAAATCCTCTTCCTCCGCAAACTGGGCATTTATAAACAGACATATTTTCACCTTCTTCTATGGAGCGGATAACGGGACTCGAACCCGCAACACGACTTTGGAAGAGTCGGATGTTACCGTTACACTATATCCGCGTATTTTGCTATCTGGCCGGATTATTCCTAACTGAAAAGCTTCGCCTTTCTAAGGTGCACTATAGCAGAACACCTGGGAGGTTTACCTATAACGCCTCTCCCTCCCTGTAACCGCGAGTAGTTTTCGATTACTACTAACGCCTTCTTTGCTATCCGAAGCGAGGCAGGTACTTAGTTCCTCTTGATAAGTTTTGCACCATTCCCTGCCTGAGTCGAACAGGATCAGGTTGATGATTCGAACATCGCTCCACTTATCTGGACTACCGTTTCCCATTCCATCTCCTATTCAGTTTTGATTGTCGTATGTAGATGGTGACCAGTAGACAATGGTTGCGGTGGGTAGGATTTGCACCTGCGATTTCCAGCGTATGAAGCTGGCGACTTAGCTACTTGTCCACCCCGCAATATATTTGCCTGTCTTTCCAGGCTGTCACCTATAAAACATGTTTTAACGCCTATCGTTTTAGGATACTTTTCGGCTGCTACTACGGGACCTAGCTTTCCGACTCTTTCTAGAATAGAGGAGAATAGTTTAGACTCTACGGCTCTTCAACCCGTCGACAACCTGCCAGAATAGTTGGTTTCACTTTCATCTACGTGACAATCTAATGTCAGCTGAATGAAAAGGCATGGCGGAAGATGAGAGACTCGAACTCTCACACGCTTTCACGTGAACGGTTTTCAAGACCGCCGCAGTACCAGTTATGCTTAATCTTCCGTGTAGTATGAATTATTCATATAAGTCACTTATATTGTTATATCATTCTCTTTATTTTCAACACATTCGATGAACAGAAAAGAGAAGGAGAAAACTGCATCTGATACTGATGACAGCTATATCAGATTCGGAAAGGTCAGTCAATAGTGACTGATGGCTGTCAATGTTGGGCTTGAACCAACTTATTGTATCTTAAGCTACAATGTTTTACCTCATAAACTAATTGGCAATATTTACCGTGTTTCAATCCACTCATATTATAATATGAGATAAATGTTACCGGGAATAGTTTCTCACCCGGCTATACTTGCTTGTCAAGCTTAGAATCATTCATGGCATATTCCTTGCCACCCACTCTTTTCTATATTGTGCGGAAATATTCTAGAAGATATTTCGGCAGGATTGTGAGCTCCTTATGTTACAGCTTACTAGCTGCTACATACTTAATAACGATTGTAAATAATTTCCTTTAGTTCATCTTCATCAATTTCTTGATTCCAATGTTTCATCAAAACATCGTAGTTATCTGAAACAAATTTTACAATCTCTTTGTAGTCATCATTTGATAATTTAAGCTTTCCTGCAAGAATTTCAGGATTCTTGCTTATTGACAAGCTAAAAGTGTCGTCTACAGCTTTGTCACCTTTTACATTTTGAACCTTGATTCTGGGTTCATTATGTTTTCCTTTTCTAGCAGAGCCTAGGTTATCTACCCATATTACAACAGGAAGATGAGTTCGTTTAGGATATAAGTTAGCCATTCCTAAAATAGGTTCTTTTCTAAATTTCAAGATAACTACCTCCCAAACTAAATCATCAGCTTACCGCTTAGATTGTCACGCTACTCATTATCAACTAATAATCCGAAGATAACTAGCCCCTATCTTAAGGTAAATAACGAGGACGAATCCTTTAGTAGCAGTTTTCAGCGATCATTTTCATTCTTTGTCAGGTTAGCTGATTACTCTGACATCAGTCAATAGCTAATTGACCACTGGCTGGGACGGCTGGATTCGAACCAGCGAATGTATGAGTCAAAGTCATATGCCGTACCGCTTGGCGACGCCCCAATATTAAAATAAACTCAAACTAAGTTATTATCCATAAGATAAACTATTCTATCAACCAGGTTGTGCATTTGATGTTCAGAAATTTTTCTCCATTTCCAGCACCAATCAATCTTGTCGCAGATTTTATCAGGACTCATAGAATGATAAGATCTGAATTGTTCATATGAACTAATAGCTTTATCAATCTGATCGTAGTATTTATTTGATTCAGGCTTCACCATCATTCAACCTCTTTCTAGTGCGTAAAACTGTAGCTGTTGGATAAGTCAAAATCTACTACTTTCTGATTTGATACGAATGAGTATTTAACTGGCAAGGCTACACACCAACTTGCCTGAGTGCTCGTCCCAAAATTAGCACCTCCCGAAGGTCGCGACACTTCTCTTCTGGTTGTAAGCAGATGTTGTCTGCCTACATACTTATTAACGATTCTTATTTAGTTGTTTAATCAGCTCGTCAATCTTATCAGCGCAAATTATGAAATCGTTTTCTGACCAGCCCTTAGTTGTCATTGCAGGTGTACCAATCCGTATTCCTGAAGCTTGCTGAGGACCTCGTTTTTCATTTGGTACACAATTCTTATTAACGGTTATATTAAATTTGTCTAAGTATTCCTGAACATCTCTACCAGATAAATTAGGGAATGTTTTAGATAAATCAATTAGAAACATATGATTATCGGTTCCACCTGTTACTATGTCATAACCAAGCTGTTTGAATCTAGTTGCCATTGCATTTGCGTTCTTAACAACTCTATCAATGTATGTGTAATATTCCGGTTGACAATCTTCACAAGCGCATACTGCCTTTGCAAGAATTACATTCTGAAGTGGGCCACCTTGACAACCAGGAAATACTGAACTGTCTACTTTCTTTGCAAGGTCATTTACACAAAATATGATACCGCCTCTAGGGCCTCTTAATGTCTTGTGTGTTGTAGTAGTTACAATATCTGCATAACCAAAAGGAGAAGGATGGTTACCTGTAGCAACTAACCCTGCTATATGACTCATATCTACCATGAAATAAGGCCTGTAATCATGAGTTGAACAGATATTTATTATGTTGTATATCCTTTCAAAATCAATTGTTCTAGAATAAGCGCTTGCTCCAGCTAAAACAAGTTTAGGTTTGAACTCTTTTATCTTCTTTTCAATGTCAAGATAATCAATATATCCTCTTTCATCTACATCATAGAAAACAACATTATAAAGTTTTCCAGAGAAATTTACAGGTGATCCATGTGTAAGATGCCCTCCGTTGTTTAGGTTCATTGACAGAATAGTATCACCTGGATTAAGTACACTCATGTAAGCAGCCATATTAGCTTGCGAACCAGAATGAGGCTGAACATTAACATGATAACTTGTTTTATTCAATCCAGGTATCTTATGATCTAAATGAAATACTTTCTTCCATTGCTCAATACAGAAATCTTCTACTTCGTCAATGTATTGACACCCTCCGTAGTATCTTCCTTTGTTTCCCTTATCTTCAGTTCTGCGCTTCGGATAACCTTCGCTGTATTTGTTTGTAAATACGCTTCCTAGGGCTGATAATACATCAATACTGACAAAATTTTCTGAAGCAATGAGCTCTATGTTTTGTTCCTGTCGTCTGCATTCATTTTCATATGCAATTCGCAATTCAGGATACTTATTAAACATCATACACCTCTTGTTTTCTTGACAAATGTTTTGTTTATATGCTACGAAAATCGATAAACTCAACTAAATCCTATTTCAAATTTAATTAGATTCATTATTTTCTTCCTCTTTCAACGAGACTGCTTGAGCTGCTAAAAGCAGCTCAAGTCTTACCTTCTCTCCGGAGGCGTTAATTCCCACATAGCCTGCGGTATATTGTTGCCAGAATTTAATTCAAAACTAATCTTAATCCTTCATTTAGAATGTTGATAGCTGCGTTAATATCTCTGTCGTGTTCAGCTCCGCAGCTGGGACAAGTCCATTGTCGAATGCTTAAATCTTTTCCTACTTGTCGATTTCGTTGTCCGCAGCAGCTACAAATTTGAGAAGAGGGGAAGAATTTGTCAATTTGAACAAATGTTTTTCCGTACCATTCGGATTTATAGCTTAGCTGCCGATAGAATTCTGACCACGATGCATCGGCAATGGATTTCGCTAAGTGATGATTTTTGACCATATTATTAACTTGCAAATCTTCACAAACAATCAAGTCGTGGTTCTTGACAAGATTAGTTGCGATTTTGTGCAAGAAATCTTTTCTTTGATTAGCTACTTTTTCATGCTTGCTCGCAAGTTTAATTTTTGCTTTAGCTCTATTATTTGAACCTTTCTGCTTTCTGGATAATTGACGCTGCAACTGCTTGATTCGTTTTTCTGATTTTCTTAAGAACTTAGGATTTTCAATTTTGCCTCCGTCACTAGTTATTGCAAAATCTTTGATACCTAAATCGAGTCCGACAACCGAACCAGTCTTTTCAAATTCTTCAACAGGAACATCAACACAACAAAGAGAAATATAGTATTTTCCTGAAGATGTTTTCGATACTGTAGCCGATACTATTCTTCCTTGTATTTCTCTGTCTTGTTTGAACTTAACGAACTTTAACTTAGGTATCTGTATCTTATTTTCCTTTATTGCGAGCGTAGATGGAGCATCTTTAGGAACTGTGAAGGATTGATTTGAAGATTTCCTCTTAAATTTAGGAAATCCGGGTGTTTCTCCTTGTTTGACTCTTCTAAAGAAATTCTGGTAGGCTTCGTCTAAGTGACGAATGCTTTGCTGTAATGCTGTAGAAGATACTTCGGATAACCATTTGTAGTCTTTCTTAAGATGAGTAAGATCCTTACAATTCTGATTACATGAGTTAGACTTTCGCGTATTCTCATAATCCTCAATCGACTTTGCAAGGTAATGATTATAGACGAACCGACAACAGCCAAATGTCTTTTCCAGCAAAGTTTTCTGCTCCGAGTTAGGATAGAGCCTAAACTTATAGGATTTAATCGTCAAGTGACTCATCTTTTAATACTTCCTTGATTTTATTGATTCGACGCTTAGAACATAACCGCATCGAATAGCAATGCAGCAAAGAAACAATTTCTTCAAATATTTCTTCTGAGTCTAACTTACTCGACCCAATTTCAGAAATTACGACTATTTCAGTTCCAAATTTTTTGAATAGATGATAGAATAAATCAAATCCTACACGAGATATTCGATCTTTGTAAGTAATGATTACTTTATTTACTTTGTGATCAATAACTTCGTCTAGCAATTCAAAAAATTGCTTTCTATTTTCAAAGGATATTCCAGAAGCTACATCAGAATAAACTCCAGCTACCTTAATACCGTTAGTTAAGCAATAATTCAGTAATAGATTCTTTTGATTTTCTAGGTCCTTTTTCTGGTTATTGGAAGAAACTCGTGCATATATGTAAGTTTTTCTTGGAATATCTCTATTTAAGAATTGATACACTGAATCTTCGTCATACTCTCGTCTGCCGGTCGGCAGAATATCGCATTTTATATATCCCTTCTTAACATAGTCACCTAATGTTGGCTGCGAAATTTGTAGTAACTTTAATACTTCTTTTGCTCTCATGTTCATCACCTCAATTATAGATAAGGTTTATTAAATTTATTAAACACATAATTGAGATAATTTGTTTATTTAATTTTTAGAAATAGATTTTGGCTGAGGATTCTCTCCTCAGCCTAGTATCTATTTGCTTCATTTCTTCCTCATTTACTTTAGCATCAGCGTAACTGGTGTACAATTTGTTTGAACAGCTATTTATATACCTTATGTTTCCGTCAGGAAGAAATACAGTTTCAATCATCTTCGTTGGGCCGCTTATTCTTTCTATAATTCTTGTTCCTTTTTGTGAATTCTCGCTTGCCCTTAAACTTATCATCAAACTGCTTGTTGCTCTGCTTTATCATGTCATCGATGCTCATCTGATGAAATGACTCCTTCTTTGGTTGATTGCAAGATTTATGTTTATTGATATTTTCTACTGGATTTTCACTATCTTCTTTCTTTTTAGGGGACAGATCTAGATATTTGAGTGATAGTTCAGTTTCCTTATATGTTCCCTTGACTACTTCTGCTTGCATCTTGTCTCCCACAGAAAGGTAGTCGTTTACGTCTCTAACGAATTTATTAGACACTTTAGATAGATGAATGAGCTCTGTATGTCCATCCTCTAGGAGAACAACTGCTCCCTTGTCAATGATACGAATTACTTCTACATCAACAAATTTACCAATTTCTAGACCCATTTACTATATTCTCCTTGTTAAATTATTTCAGTGATTTTGAAGTTATCACTGTTATTAACACTGCATTTTTTAACACCTGCAAGAATGAACTGCGTATCTTCAATTTTTGCAAGTGTTCTGAAGAACATATCTGCTTTTTCGTCATCAAGATGATCAAGCGCATCGTCAACAAGCATGAGATGAATTTTAGAATCATTGCATCTGATCAACCCAGTAGCTAGAATAATAGATACAATACATTTCTCTCCACTTGAAAGAGTATCAAATTTGATAAATCGTTTATCACGAACAATTCCAAATCCAAAACTATTATTCTTACTATCAAGAATAAATTTGAAAGAAATATCCGGATCATACATATTATGCAGGAAATTATTTAGGATGATCTCCATATCATGAAAGGGTTTTTCAGACAAGTTCGCCTGAATTCCATTAGGCCCGGTAGCATTGATCCAATTCTTTAGTGTGTCAATGTCCTGCTCCATGACCATCTTTTCTCTGCTAACATTTTCGGAAATTCTATCATATTGAAGGTTTGCTCGCAACTGAACAATACATTCTTCAAGTCTTGCAATTTCATTATCAATAAAAGAAATATCCAAATCTTCGGGCTTACTTACAGGTTTGTAACTTTTGAGAATAGTGTCTCTTTCACCATAACGCTTGATAATAGCTGAAAGTTTCTGGTTTGTTTCATTCAAAGTTTTGCATACAGACATTCTAGAGTAAGAAATAGATTCTAGCTGAGTTCTCAGATTAGAGATGCTTTCTTTCAACCTCACTGCACGCTCTTTCATTCCGTTTATCATTGGCTGAATAGAAGAGCAAACTTCGTTTGTGTAAGAACAAATTCCCCCTGTTGATGCAACTTTGTTTACTTCATCATATTCATGACGCCTTGAATTGATTTCTCTTTCAATTTCAAACTTTTTTGAATCGATCTCTTTGAGCTTATTTTCAAGATCACGTACAGAAGACTGGCAGGAAGTAAAATCGTCATCATCATTTATTTCGTCTTTTAAGTCTGAATATTCGGAAAGGCATCGTTCAGTATACTTCTGAGAATTATAAGCAGAAACATCGTTCAAATACTTCTGCTTAGTAAGACGAAGTGAAGCAATTTTATCCGTAATTTCGTTTTCATTATTCGGACCATCGTAGTCCTGGTAGTAAACCAATGAAGAGAAAGTAGACTGATATCGCTTCTGCTCTGCTTGCTTGAATGAAAGAAGTGATTTCATATATTCATTTAGCTTAATAACACCTTCAATATCAGGAGTAAGCCCAGAAGCATAATTCAGAACATCTTGATAAAGAGAGTCGTTTACATAGCTTACTTCGGATCCGTCTAAAATTTCCTTCCAATTTACTTCATTTTCAGAAGATGGTAAGAATTTGATGAACCAATCCTTCATAGCATTTGGAGACATTGCTAGGAAGGAGCTGAAGTTAAAAACAGGCAATTCTATATCTCTTAAAATATCAGAGGGGTCAAATCCATCAGGAACACAGGTTGTTTCTGATTTCACCGACTGCTTGTTTTTCTTGTAACTTCTAGTTACATTGTACCCATTGTCAAACACCAGAGAAACTTTCATCTCTGGCGCGCAGCTATGCGTAAAGATGTCCTGTGCCTTCTTATTGGTTCCAGGAATGTACCCGAGCAGCGCCAGCTGAACAGCCTGCAGCACGGTTGTTTTTCCTGAACCATTCTTTCCAAAGAAATAGTTTACATTTGAAAAATCGTACTTCTTGTGCAGTACATTGTGCATTCCCCAGATTTCAACCGATTTAATCTTCATTTTTTTCCTCCTAATATACTAGACAAGTCTTTTCCACTTTCTTCTTTTGTTATCAAAAGAAGATTGATATATGTATTCACCGTCCTGTAAATTTACATCATCAATAACGATTCCACCATCTACATCTAAATTTACATGAAGTCCCTTAACTACGTTTTGGACATAGCAAAGTATGCTCATTCTGTCTTCAGGTCGTCTGTTATGCTTGCTTCTGTATACGTATATATCCGGATACATATTTACTTTGTTATTTTCGATTCTAACAACATACATAACATTCTTACAATCTGATCTAGATGACAATCTTTTTGATATTGTTGTCAATAAATCTTCGGTTGGATTATTCATTAGTATGAGTCTCCTTTGAATATAACAAGATTAGTCTTTGCCCTTGTAACACCTACATAATAAAGATTCCACTGATCCTCTTTGTTCAATTTGAATGAATAGTCGTTCACATTGAAAAGAAATACATTGTCATATTCAAGTCCCTTGGAGCTGTGAATTGTTCCTACATATAGATCTGATACAATCTTCTCTTCAATCACTGATGTAACTGCTTCAAAAAGTTCGTCAGACGAACAATTTTCGTCTACTTCAATTTGATTATCTAAGGGATTGAATCCACAGATAGTCAATATATCGACTGCCATAGACATCCTTGACCTAGAAGGGTCTTTCAACGCTTTTCTAATAGTTACCACTTTTCTAAGTCTCTCTTGGATCTTCTTTACATTTGAAAAGTAATTTACAATTACATCAATTCTGCTCATATTTTCAATTGACTGAATACGAATAAAATCAGCGTATTTATCTGCATTCAAGTAAGAAGCAAGCCAGTCTGCTAGATATTCGTTATCCTTTACTGATTTGAGGATGTATTTGTAGTCTGTGTTCTTCTTACCTGTAAGATAGTTTAGTCCTGCGCCATCCAGCATTCTGCAAACTTCTGCTACTTCTGAGTTTGATCTACATAGAATTGCTGTTGTTCCCTCAAGCTCTCTATTCATTTCGCAGAAAGTAGCAAAATCATCTATTCCAATAGGTTCAGAATATCTATTTGAAGTGGAAGGTAGTACTTTTACATTTGGACCTGACCTATCAGAAACCAATTCTATTTTCAGTTTGCTGCCAGACTGACGAACAACTTTATTTGCGAAGCTGCATATTTGCTTTGTAGATCTGTAGTTTCTAGGAAGGTAAATATGAGTCCAAGAATCAAGTTCTGACAGCATCTTAATGATAGAGCTGTCAGCGCCCCTGAAGGCGTATATGCAATTATGAGTTAGTATTCCGTCACTAACATAATTGTGTGTATTATCAATATTTAACCCGTATACATACTGGTCGGGTTCGTCAACAACAGATTCAACTAGTTCGTATGAATTGCGAAGTTCGACATAATTATTTGATGTAAATTTTTCTTCAGGAACAACAATATCAAATATACCAGGGATTACATTACCGACACGGCATTCAAATAAATGAAGCTTTGAAAAATGGTTATTTTTATCTTTATCTGTAAAGAATGGATAGTTTATATCCCTTCTGTAAGCTTTCAAGCAAATATTCGCTTTTTCAGATAAATCGTCTAAATTTGAATAAAGATAGTCTACATCATCTAATGAAAATTTAACATTTTTATGCTGCCATGTAACTTGAGGAATACCGTATTTATATGCAACAAGCTGTTCATTCATCCAAGCTTCATTTTGAGATGAGTAAATACCAAGTATCCATATTTTATTTCCCTTTTCTTCTTGCAATCTAAGTCTTGGACCAAAGTAGTCATTTTGAGAAGTTAGAAACAATTTAGTACTTCCTACTCTCCACCATCCTTTTTTGTTACTCATTAGATAAGTTACAAAAGCATTTTCGTTTCCCGGAAAATGTATTCTTGCATAAGTTAAATGCGATTTTGTATATCTGCTTTCATGGTTTCTTGTAACTAATTTAACAACGTCTGTCGCAAAATGTTTAGAAATATCAGTAACTTTGCTTGTATATCTATTCAAATTTCCGCTATTGTAATTCAGGCATCTTAAATATCTTCCTTCTCGCCTATTGTATGATAAGACATAATCCCCAATTTGAATGTCTTCTATTTTCTTTTTTGTCATGTCAGCCATAGTTACAATTGATCCTGCCGGTTGACATTGCATCTCATCACCGACAAGAAAAATTTTAGAATGTTTGAACGAAGTTGCAAACTTCCACTGTTCAGGGCTAGTGTCCTGAAACTCATCAATGAGAAGATACTTGAACCGATCTTTGTATTTCTGTGTTAGCCGATCTTCATTGAAAAATAAATCACAAATAGACGAAGACAATTCATCGAAAGTGATAATGTTTTCGTCTTTCATTACTTTTTTGATTCTCTTTTTATAAAGAGCAAATTCTTGCTCTTTCTTTGGGCTAAGTTTAACTTTTCCCGATAACTCATCTTTAGACAGATGAAGACCTAGCTCAAGATAAACAGTGTTATGAATTCTCTTCATCTTTGCTTCGTCGCATATGCTTGGGATTGAATTATATCCCAGCTTATTCCTTATTTCATAATCCGAACATAGAACAGAGTAGCAGAAACTGTGAAATGTTCTAAATTCCGGAACCAGTTTTCCAGGATTTCGTCTTATGTATCTGTCCTTCATTTCAAATGCTGCGGCATTTGTAAATGTAAGAGCAAGAATACTCTTTGGGTCTTCTTTTTCACAAAGTCTGCTTATTCTTTCAATGAGAACAGTTGTTTTGCCAGACCCTGCTCCAGCCATGCATAGAATTAGATCATCATCGCATTCAACTGCTCGCTTCTGTTCTTCATTCAGATTCAACTTTTTCACACCTCCTGAAAATGATCTCTATCATAGTAGCTAAGAGCATAACGATAGAATTTCTTGTAGTTGATTTTCTTATTATAACGACCACCATACCTAGAGGAAAATCTTGCTCTGACACCTACAGCAAGTTTGCTATTGGGCCTACGATGAATCTGAATCTTAGTTGCAATGGTCATGAAAGACGCATACAAATGACGAATGTATTTATAAGGGTTGTAGCAGAAGCTTGCAAGTAAGAAAGAAACCACAAAGGTAACGAATCCAATCATAAGATACTTGAACCAATCCGGATGATCTGCATTTATGCTGATGCAGATAAAGAAACTGGATGTGCAGATAATACCGAAGATTACAGAAAGTACGGATCTGAATTTTTTCATTTTGATGTGTCCTCCGTAAAAAATAATCAGTGAAGAATTTCTCCTTCACTGATTATAACGATTCTTATCTATTTAGATCTCTTCTGAGTAGAAATTTGTGATGTAGCTTTCGTTTCTGTTGAATTCCACATCAGCGCTGCCTGTGTAGTAATCTTCATCAACGATAGGATCACCGTCTTCGTCCTTACCTTGGTACTCTCTGACAATTTCTACTCCTGTTACGTCATAAACCATCTTTACATGACAAGAAATTAAATAGGTTCCAGGTGCTCCAGGTATGTTTGGTTCTACAATTGAATCAAAGTCTTCAATCAAGCCGTTTCTGTCTCGAATGTATACATCATACTCTTCAGAAGTAATTTCATCTTCAGCAGTAAGCATTTCGTCGAGGAAATCATCTCTTTGATACTCCCATGATCCGTCTTCTTCAACTGTAATTTCGAGTTGATTGATGTCACATTCAACTTCAACTGTTTCTTCACTTTCTTCAGGTTCGGGATATTCAGGAGGATCTAGAGATGGTTCCGGAAAATCATATGCACCAGCTTGAATATTGCTTGAAGAGTCAATAGACGCTTTCTCAAGATTTACCCATGCTTCTGCAATTCCTGGATCTACAGGTTCAAAATATGAATCAGGATCATATGCTTGAACAATTGGATCTAGTTCTTGACAAACACTCATGAGACCGTCATAATCTAATTCACAGCCAATTTCGATTCTACCATGTTGGTTGTCTTCTATTGATGCATCCACTCTAGAGTACTGTTTTGCTTCAGATTCGTCAAACCCATATTGAGCCATGATATGAATGAGTTTAGTGTTGCACTGTTCTCTTATTTCTTCTAAGATATCTGAATATTCAATACGCGTAGAAGAAGTTACGCTATCTTCCGGTTTACGCTCCTTAATATCATAGTCACGAAGATCTTTTGTGAGAATAACACCGTCCGCAAGGAAATATGAACCTTCTGGCTTATCTACAATATCAAGTATGTTTACGTACTTAGGAACGGAACCAGGCTGAACACCATGACGAGTGAAATACCAGTATCTGCTAGATGATGTAGTAGATGAATAGATATCATCATTTCTATATTCAGAATCAAGCTGTTTTCTCTCAGGAATCCTTATATCTCCATATGATTCTGCATCACAGAATGAATCAATTATATCTTCAACAGGCTTGTTTATATAATCTGCAAAATCTTCGAAAATTCTAGTACCTTTGTAGTTTCTGATATATCTCTTCATAACCTGAATCTGCTGGTTCCAATCCAGATCATCCCAGATGATTTCTGACGAAGCTTTGATATCTACTGAACTATTAGCCGATCCTTTGTTTGTAGCTACAATTAGCTTTCCTCTTCTCTTTGCATCTGGAAATACTTCTTGTATCTCTTCAAGGTAATCTGCGGTCTTTCTGTTAAGCTGATAACCAGATTTTGTTACGCCTTCTTTTGCGTCTCCTCGTCCTTCGTAAACTGTGATGTAAATAGGGGCACCAGATTTTGTTATCTTCTTGATGTTCTCTAAGACACCTTTTCTTGCTTCGGGTTCTTTGATAACATTCAGAACATTTGAATTAACAGCAAAATCTGCTCCTCCATTTGCTCTAAGCGTACGAAGAACTTCCCGGTTATGCTCTGCTGATCTGTTGTAAGGATCATATACGCAAAGTGTTACATCTTGATCTCTTAAATACTCAACCGCGTTATCAAATCTTCCTCCTCCGAAGTCAACTCCGACAGTTCCTGGTTGAAGTTTAATCATTCTATAAATTGCAGGGAGTTTAGTAGAATTGATAGAAGTTGCAGCAGAGTCATACTCTTGATCGGGATGATCTAGATCATCATCTTCTTCAGCATCGGTTTCCTCTGAACCATACACATCATATTCATCAAACTCAGGATCTATAAATACTAAATCATTGTCGTCTTCATCTTCCTCATCTCCAGGCCCAACATAGTTTTCAAACCATTCAAGCGCTTCGTCTTCTGTATCAAACTCAGCATCTGCATACATCTCATCTGGAGCATATACATCTGCATCTCCGAACATGCAGATATATTTATCTTCGTCTTTGGTAGTGTAAAGAGCGTAATCAGTCAGCATTCCGTCGCTGTCTCTTACATGCTTGATATCAAGACATATCCATTTAGGATCTTCTGTTTCTTCATAGATTCCAGATTCATTATATGAAGATGAGATATTTTTACGATTGTTCCAAAGTTTCAAGCGTGTAGGCGCAGGTAAATCTCTAAGATAATAGTAATCCACATAATCTTTGATTTTATCTTTGCTCAATGTAGGTAATATTTCACGAGCCTCTTTCATCGTAGTCCCTAAGTTGTACATTATAGCTGCAATTTCAACGTCTTCGTCAGTACCTGATCTGTCAATACGTTGAAATTCGCGTTCAATGTCCTCTTCATCATCGTCATACATATCACCTGTATCATCAGCAGAATATACGTCTACATTGGATGAGGAATTGATTACTCCTAAATCTTTTGCAACTTCATAAACCAAGGTTCTTCTCTCTTCTTCGCTATCTACTACCAGGCTATCTATAGCGCGTTTCAGAGCTCGGGTTTCGGGGACCAAGTTGATAGGTTCATTGATCAATAGGGAATCTACCAGTTCGTGGAATTGGTCATCATTGTCCACAGATATCTTAGATACAGCACGTTTTAATTGTTTCATTTCCGGAGTAACATAATTCAGACTTGCAGTTACATTGGAGCAATCATTCACATTAGTACGAATGAATGCTTCAGCAATACCGGGATCTTCTGTTTCTTCATCGATATCAACAGAGCTTTCTATTTTGTCGCCAGCTTCAGACACTAATTCATCAATGAAATTTTTAGCAGCTTCTATAGATGGATATCCAGTGTCTTCTAGCTCTCTGTGTTTATCATAGACATTATATCCATCTCCACCTCTATCTAATACAATAAGATAGCCTTTATATCGTTCAGAAGTAGAAGATAATCTCTTATCATTTTGGAATGTTGCATCTTTAGCACTCTTGACGGATTTAGGGTTCACCTTATCCATCTCAGCCTTTGCAATATTCATCTTCTCTTCTCTAGAAAGCACATCGTTGTTGTCATCTTCGCCTAGAGTTTCAAATTCGTGTTTTCTCTTCAAATAAATATGTTTACGATACTCATATTCACTTTGAGGATTAGTGCTCTTTGAGCTCGTCACTGAATTTCTTATGATTCGCTTCATTATGTAACTCCTCCTTTAATTTTTTTTAGCTTTCTGATAAGAAGAAGTTATCTTGCTTCTTTTAGATATCTTCATTGTATTACCTCCCGAAGAAGTTTTGTATTATCAGTTATGTATGATCAATCCGTTGTTCAACATTCTTGTTCAGCTCAATTAAATGATCGCAAACATTCATTATCACAGCATCCGGCCACTCGTAATCCTCAACATCCATATCATCTGAATTGAAATAGAATGTTTTATCAATCAGTTTTCCATCTTTGTAGTATCGTACTACTCCATTCTCTAATGTTGCCCAAGCGTATTCAGCTAGGTCGTAAGGATGAATTTCAGATCAACGAATTTCGTACAAGCTGATTAAACAGATACGAAATTCTTATTAAGAAGGTTGGTTCTAATTAAAGAACCCTTATTCTTAAAGGCGTGTTGACTTCGCCTCTAGTGTATAAAGCCGTTAGACTTACAACATTACTTTTTCTTAATATGTTTAGTGCTCCGTTAATATCAGCATTAACGAGTGTTCCTGATTTTGTTTTGTACAAGCCTCTACGAATTCTAGTGCCGGAAAACTCTGCTTCTACTGGGTTCTGAGGGTTCCAAACAGGAATGTCATCATTATCGAAGAATGATGCCCTTGAAGTATAACTCTCTTCTTGAAGTACAAAATTGATGCCATTCAATTTAGAAAGATATTCCAATCGAGATTTTAACTTTCCTAGAGGAATTTGAACGAAATTCTGATTGTTAACTCTACCTAAGTTAGATCTATCTTGAAACCCGTCATTGTATCCTACAACAATGTTGCCGATTTTATGTTTTATACAATAATCGATTATGAGTTTTGCAGCATTATACATGTAGTTACTTACTCTATTATTTCGCTTATTAGTGATAGCATACTGCCTGTTTGTGTAACTTTTTATTTTCTGTTTGTCCTTAATACTTGATAGTCTGGATAACTCTTTGTTGTACCATTGATTTATTGATTTTAATTTCTTACCATCAACTATGAAAGACTCACCTGTATTAGTTACACAAGTAGCTAGATTGTTAACACCAAAATCTATTGATAGAGCTTTTTCACTATCCAAGATAGGCGTCTCTTGCTCTGCATCATCAAACATGTAAACAGCTTCAAAATATTTTCCGTTGTGCTTAGGTATGATATGAATTTGACGAATCTTCTTATCATGTAGATAAGGAGGAATTTTGATACGAATGCTATCATAGTTCTTCTTCTTCGTTTGATATGACATAGGTACAAGAAGCATTCCATCTGAAGTTTGGGCCTGCACTAAGCATATCTTATACATGCTGTCTTTCTTTAGATACTTGGGCATCTTTATCTGCCATGACGCATATTTTCCTGATTTGGCAAGCTTCAATAATCCAAAAAAGGACTTGAAGGCATTATCCGCGCATTTCATGGTCTGCTGTGCAACGGCAGCTCCGAGTACCTTGTAGTTCTCCTCGTTCTTCATAAATGGATAATTAGCTTCGTATCTAAGATACGTTCCTTCTGCAAAATAATGCTGACGAATGTTGTAAATTGACTGATTATAAATATTCTTCGACAACCTGCACATAGTTCTAAGTGTATGATATTGCCCAGCTGTTAGATGTTTCAGATTTTGTTTCCAAGTTTTCATTTATTCACCTCCTTCATCATAATATAAGGTTGTAGTCTACTGAAAATTTAATCTTTTAGTAAACTATGCAAACGGAATTTACTTTCATCAGCTTCATTAACTTTATTAGATATGACATGAAATTAAATAAATTTAATTAAAAATGTAATGATATATTTGCTTTGAATTGAGTAAACAGCGAAGCAGAATCATTGCATCTACTAACATCTGTAGAGTTGATTCTAAATCTAGTTCCCTTGTATCTTAACGTGTTCCTTACAGTCTTGTCTGACTTGCTTGTAGAGCTTCTGATATAACGCTTCATTCGTAGATTTCTCCTTTGTTTTCTGACCAATTCTATAACAGTTGTAAGAACAAAAATGACATGTTTTTCCGGCGAAGGTTAACTGATATATACTGTCATAAACTTTTATGAAGTCTTTTCCGCATATATCACAAGTTAAAAATCCTTTCTTCTTACTCTTCATTTTTCTACCTTCTTGACAGTCCATTTTAGATACTGATCGGTATCTCTATCGCAAAGAGGACAGGTTCCATGAATTTTTTCAAGCTGCTGGTCTGATTCAACAACAGAAGAAATAAATATACCATGGCATCTTTCACACTCAGCGATATAATGATTGTCGATATTATTTTCTATATCTATGTCAATGTCATCTTCTACTTCAGCATCATCAATGGTGTCCTGCATATCGTCAACCTTGTCAGAAATGCTGTCAATACTATCAGCTAAACTATCTGAATCTTCTCCGGAAGGAACATCGTCGATAGACTCGTCAAATTCATCGCTTTCAAAATCTTCATCTGCAGCAGTAATCTTAGCAGCAGTAATAGTATCTGATTTAATTTTAGTAGATTCAGATACATTTTCTGCTGCAGTCTTCAAGGCGTTTGCAAGTTCGTCATCGGGTTTATTTATGTAGATTTCTTTTGCTTCTGTTTTGATTGAGTAATAAAAATTCAAGGGAATTTTTTTGCCGTTTACAATGAATACCGCTTTTACATTTTGGATTATATCTGTTTCAATTTCATCCGGATCAATTTCCATTGAAACTAAATTAGCTTTGTATCCGTCATCTTCAAGCCAACCAATGATTTCTTCTATATCGTCTTGGGCTATTTTTTTCATATCTTCCGAAAGGGTCATAAATATACCTCCTTATTTCAAGAGTCTAACTCATGAGTATACAAGGTTCTCATCAAGATTGTATGAGATTTTTGAAACGTTTAAGTGTTCTAGATATGTATGATTGAGATACTCCAAATAATTTAGCTGTATTTCTTTGGTCGCATTTTCCATTTTTAATGAAGTACTTAACTATTTCTAATTGTTTTTTACTAAGCTTTGAAAATGCGTATTCAATTTGATTCTCCAGTTCTATTTCTTGAAATCCTAATTCATCATATGAAAAAATTTCCTCAAGATAACTAAATTCTTCTCCTTCCTTGGTTCTAATAAGGGTTTGAATTGAAATAGTTGAGAAATCTCGCTGCTTTGCTTTCTTGTATCTTTCTAGTTTCAAAAATTCTCTCATCATGCATTGATAAGCATAAGTTGAAAACTTTGACTTTGTTTCATCATACTTTAGAGCTGCATAACAAAGCCCAAGAGAAGCTATCTGTACAGATTCATCATATTCGTAACCAAATGATTGGCCATACTTATGAACAAATCCATGTACAAGTTGATAATTATCAACTATTAGCTTCTCCTGGGCGTCTGTCATCTATATCATCCTTTAGTAAGATGTAATTGCTAGCTGATCAGCAAACTGCAGCATGTGAACAAGCGGATATCTTTCATTTGATGTTTGCAAGCAACTCTCTTCTGAGGGGTGGCAATACCAGTGTCCCATATGATGAGTAATTGCAAGCTTTTCTTCTTGAGTAAACTTGAAGAAACATCTTGCTACTTCAAGAGACTGCTGCCCATGAGGAAATTCGTAACTGCCTCTATTGTATGCATCAACTTGTTCCCACTGACCAGTTTCCTGATTCTTTACATTCTTCTTATAACAAGAGTAAAGGTTGATCTTACACCAATCATGTACAAGAGAAACAAGAGCAGCACTTGATAGATCCACATTACTGAACTTTCCTACTTTCTTAAGATCAACGATTTGATTGTAAACCTTAAGCGTATGATAAAGCAGGCCTCCTTCAAATGATTCGTGGAATCGAGTAGATGCTGGAGCAGTAAAAAAATCTGTGCTATCGAGCCAATTCACAATATTATTTACTTTTTCTTGACAAGTGTCAGGATCTTTACCATTCTTATTTGCTCTAATGTAGCAACACCCTCTGAGAATATCTGAATACAACTCCCTTCTAGAAATATTGCTCATTCCGTCTAGGATATCTTGATTAAAAGTTCCAACACAATATTCGGGACGAGAAATCCAGCTGTTGTAATCATTTATCACTTCTTCTTCGCTGAAAACATCGTCACCGTTTACTCCTACACCATAAGGTATGAAGATGGAACAGTCATTTGAAATCATGTGTTCTTTTTCGTCTCCGTTAGACATAGACATGATCCCGATCTCTTTTACATTGTCCTTAATGAATACTGAAACAACTTCTTCAGTATCTCTGATGAACCAATATTTGAATTCAGAAAACGGCTTATAAATTGCTGACATAGTTAATACCTCCTATTCTTATGATTACAATAACGATTCTGGAATAACCATAAGAATAGGCAGGACTCCGCAATCCTGCCTACCCTTAAGAAAGGAGGTACTTTATGAAAAACCATGAACACGCCTGGCTGACACCACTGGGCGCTATGGTATCAGCTCATTCTTTGCTTGATAGCTGTTTAATCGCCTGATTGATACCAGTTGCAGCAAGGCCCGAAGCGACACCAACTGCTGCAGCAGTAATCGGATCGTTTGCTGGGAACTCAGGAGTCCCGATGTAGAAAGCAGCTACACCAACGATAAGACCGAGAGCACCTACAATTACAGGAATCCACTTGCTGTCGATAGAAGAAGCTTTGACGGCGATACCAACAAGATAAGCAAGAACTGTAATTGCTGCGAATGTTGCAAACTCAAAACCCATTTGAATCGTCTCCTTAAATACTTATTTGTAATACGATATAAGGTTCAAGTGATCAAATCTATTATGTTTCCTGTATAGTCAAGTAGCTGCTTTTTGCTTGGTAATGTAGGAATCTCAGAATATTTGAAATTCCATTTATCTATCTTATTTATGTTGATAGACTTTTTTCCTTCTCTTTTTAGCTTAGCTATTTGATTGACATCTATAAGAAAGCATCTCTTATATGTAGCAAATAATATTGCTACATATCCAAAAACATTTTCTATTTTCGATCTATCTAAAAGGCTTTCATACTGATAATCAGATATCATTGAAAAATCAAATCTATCTTCCCAAGTACTTTTGCTTTCTAGATAAATCATGTATGGAGATTTGAAAACTATGAAATCGCATTTGTTTTTACTTCCGTAGAACCCTGAGAGCTGATCAGGAAGTCTCTCAAAGCTGAGTCCATCTTCCGGTTTATCTAACCAAACGCGAAGTTTCTGTTCAGCTTTCTTGCCAAGTCCATCATTTCCCATTAGTCTTCATCAGGATAGAAAAGAAATCCGTCATCTAGAGCCTGCTGAATCCATTGATTAAATGTTTGACCTGAATGAATATCTTTCTCGTTTTCAAACATTTCCTTTAACTCATTTATTGTATACTTGTTGCCAGCTTGATCAGCATATTTCAATCTATCTGTTTTTGATGAATCTATAGAAGTAGAGTTCTTGACAGATCTAATCTTATGAACATTGTACTTGTTAAGTTCATAATCTCCGTTGAAATATTTAGTTACTTCACCTTCAAATGATTGGTTATTTCTGTAAAAAATGATTTTATCTCCAGTGTACTTATGACGATATGCTGAGTCTACTTTAACTTCATTGTTTTCTTCTAGATTTCTTATAAATTCATCCCAAGTAGCCCCTTCAGCCTCTATATCTTCGTCCTCGTCATAATCTAAGTCAGAAGTAGGGTCAAGGTCTAAGTCTTCTGCAATGTGATCAGAAATATATGCAACATCTGTATCCATGGAGTTGAAATCCCAATTAAGATCGGAGAACGGAACTTTGTATTCTCTAGTATTTCCGTCAAATGTTTCAACAGTAACATAAAGGTTATCGTCTTCGTAGTCAGCTGTAAATCCTTGTACTAAATCTTCAAGATCAAGTTCTAGATCGCCGATCAGATTATGAAGATATCTCTCTTTGTCAATGTTCATTTCAGATGACTTTACATTCTTCATTTCTGGCTTTGACGGAATGTTAGATACATTAGTTGCGCTGTCTACATCGTATCCACCAAGTTCGTTTATCTTGTTTTCAAGAGCATTTAAGAATTGCTCTGGAGTGCCATGTGTTCTTTTAGCCATTTTACTCAACCACCTTATTAGCAATATCGTTTATAATAGTTTGCAGAGCATTGTGAAAATTTTCAGCAATTGCCATTGCATCGTTTGACGCATTGACACCCATTCTTCCTAGCTTGCTCAATCCGTCAATAGCATAATCGAAATCGTCTTTTAGTGAGTCAATCTGATTGTCTAATGCTTCTGACATCTTATCTTCAGAAGCAGCTGTAATTCTTCTTAGCTTCTTCATAATTCACCTCAACTAAAGTCTACAATCTTAATAGGTTTTTCAATTGTTTCAAAGAATTTATCTTTTCGCATATTATAGTTGGATCCGCTATCATTGTACTTTTCAAACAAATCAGACAGAGATCCATCGTTTTTCTCTACATAGTATGCAGGGATGTCCCACATGTTGTAGCTTGATGGCGTTTCTCTCTGAATGAAATGATAAACATTACCACGATAGAATTTGCTACCAGTTCCAAGAATGCCTTTTCGTGTTCCAATACAATCCTCAATATCAGCTTCCATAAGCTCTCTGTCAAAATCGGGCGCTGTTTCGTACTTAGGATTTCTATCAGTGATGTAATCTTGATAATTAGGAGGAGTAATTTCTTCAAGTAGCATCTTGAAGTCAATATTATTTAAGATTTCAAGAACCCTTACAATCTCCTTCAGGTTACTTATGTTCTTAGCAGTAACTGCTTGCATTCCTGACCAAGAAGAAGACTCTTTCTTTACCTCACCATTTTTATCAATATATACTTTCCAATCCCATGAAAGAGCCTTATCTTCATTGAACTTGTCGTTTTCGTCAGAAACACGAATTTCGTATGTGTTTTCAAATCTTCCTCTGACATCAATTTCAAGATCTAGCGAAGTATCTCCTATAGCTCCAATGACATCATTTCTTAACTTGTCTTCTCTTTTTTCTTCTTCTGCTAAAAGTGCTTCATACTGCGCATCATACTTAGACTGCCTGCTGGCTCTGTCAGCTTCATATTCAGATTTACGCTTAAGAATGTCATCTCGTTTTGTACATGTAATTTTCATTTTTCACTACTCCTTGTCCTTTCCAAGTAATCTGTAAACAAGATCCGGATTGTTTCTAAAATCAAGTTTGTTGTCAACAATATATCCTGCAACATCTTTCTTTCCATATACAATATCATGAACTCTTTCATCTACTGTATCTTTTGAAAGAAGAGTATATATGTTTACAGCTGAGTTTGTTCCTACTCTATGACACCTATCTTCTGCTTGAAGTTTGTCTGTGTAAGTCCAAGGCTCATCATAGAATATAACGTTGTTTGCAGAAGTTAAAGTATGAGTTGTTCCTAATGCACCGATAGTTCCAACCATTACAGTATACTCAGGGTTTGTTAAGAAAACCCTCTTATGCTTCTGTCTCTCTGCTTCAGACATAGTACCTGTAAAGCAACAAACTTTATATTTAGTTGATATGAATCTATACAAGGTCCTTAAAGGTTCAACCCAATTAGAAAAAATAACTACCTTTTCGCCACGGTCATGAATTTCTTCTAACAATTCAAATAGCTTCTGAAGCTTAGCGTTATATTTGATATACTGACTGTTTACCTTCAAAGACTGGTCAACTAATTCTGGTGATCCATTCACCTGGCGAAGTTTCAAAAATTTCACCATAGGGTTCATTGAATTAGAAATTTCTCCTGCGTGTGCATATAGCTCAGCGGTTACTTCGTCAGCAAGCTTCTCTTGATATTTTGTATTCTCTACAAATATATCAAAATGAATCTTATCCGGAAGGTCTAGTACATCTTTCTTCAACCGCCTAATCATATTTTGCTGAAGCATGATCTTCATTCTTGGAATATTCTTGTAAGCTACTATTTCAACATCACCATATCCACCGTAAACGCAAAACTCCTGACACCATTTGTAATAGCTTGAAAAATTATGAGCGTCTACAAGCTTCATTGGTAGGAAAACATCAGTAGGCTTGTTAACAATAGGTGTACCTGTAAGTGGCAACCAAATACATCTAGAACCTGTCTTATCTTTTATTTTGAGAATCTGCTTTCCTTGAATAGAAGTAGGTGACATATTCTTATGGATTTCATCAATAACTATCATATTTATCAATCCTGAATTGATCATTTCAATCAGTCTCTCTGTAATAGGATAGCGTTTTCCTTCTTTCATTCTAAGAGCTTCTACATTCATTATGATAAAATAAGGAAGTTCAGGTTCGTTTTCATCACCATATCTGTGCATGGTCATCAGGTCTTCATACTTCTCTTTTGTACCGCATACAACTCTTCGTTTCTTTTTTGTACCTCTTTTCTTTTTCATTCTAGATCCCAAGAGATAACCAAACATAGTTCCATTTGTGTGTTCACGAACTTCTTGCTCCCAGTTATATTTTGATGTGTTTATGTTGCAAATTATTAGACAATGTTTGAAATTGTTGTAGTTTCTGTTGAACATTGCAAGATTGATGCTTTCTATTGTATTATGAGTAACAGTAAAATCTGAACAAAGATACAAATGATCTGTTGCTTCAACAGATATGCATTTTCCCGGCATTTTGCCTAAATACTCTATAGATATGAATCGCTTTCTAGGCCTAAATTTTCTTTTTGATGCTCGTAACTTTCGTTTAGACGCTTTATATATTTGTCTCGGATCATCCATTCTTATTGTAACGCTGTAACCATCTCCCATGTATTTTCCGTTCAGCTTAGCTTTGTATGAATTTATTACGGCTAGTCCTCCAAGACTTCTAACAATCCATGCAACATCTTCAGCTAATTGCTTAGACATTGTATCGTAGCAATGAAAATTTTCCTTTCCTGCATATCCATCGGAATCCATAAGGCCTTGGAGAATTTCAATTCGTTCTTTTGCAGAACAGTATTTATATTCATCTGGAATTCGTTTATCTTTAGCTTTACATCCAAGTAAACCAAGAGATCTTAATTCGCTAACATATTGATTATTTCTATGGTTGTCATCTACAACAAAAATGTGTTTATTGATGTTTCTACAATAATGATCAGATTTCTCTATTGCTGTATGCCTTATATCATAGCAGTAGTGACGGCTTGCAGCCTGCATAGAATCAAAATACATATTGTCTTCAGGACAATAAACTAGATATCCAAGTGTTCTTAGAGAATCAGGTCTGTTTTGTTTAACAATCAAGTAAGATATATCACCATTTCGAGTTAATTCATAACCTTCTTGAAGGTTTGTTTTTACTTCGTTCAATATGTTAGAATACGAAGTAGTGAATCCTACACTATCACCAGAAGAAATTGATCCGTCCCCTATTAAGAACCCGAGTAGCCAAGGAGATATGAATTTTTTATAACTAGAAGAATACTCTACAGGTCTACATCTAGGAATATACACTTCTTTGTACGAATATCTGCTATCCCTTCTTTTTCTAAATTCACCTGACAGTATTTCACTAAGTGGAGCTGTGTAATAATTGTTGCTAAAATAGAATCCCCAAAGGTGATCTTCGCAGCAGGTTACAGAAGTTTTATCAGAAAAAGTAACTTTAAACATGTTTAATTCATCATGGTAGTATTCTCCAGTTACTTTTGTAGGTTTTCCGTTTGATCCAAAAACATAATCTCCTACATGGATATCTCTTATTGGTTTATCACCGTTAGGACATGGAATTATTGTATCTAATGTAAACGCTTTTCCAAGTCCTGGTTCATCCGCACAAAGAAATCCACTTCTATATCCTCTCTGTTGCCTATCAATAGCATACTTCATGAAATCAATCTGATGCTTATAAGGTTTTGACCCATTCTTAACATAGAATGGGACATTTGAAATATCAATATCGGGAATATGCGTAGTTTTATCTAAAGTGTCATTCTTTCCAATGTCTTCATTACTTTGAAGATTGACCTGAGATTCAAATCTAGTACCCATAATTTGATTCATGAAGAATCCAAGTTTATTCTTTTCAATTGTCCAGTACTTGCCAATAGGGTTCCAAGATCTACCTGGAACCTTCTTGACCATTTCCACTAATTCTGGATCATACTTGAATGAAATGTTGTAAAGACTTCCTACTTGAGTAATGCTTATCATATCAAACCTCAACACGAGTGAATGTGTATCCTGCTCTTTTCCGCCCTGTTTTCAAGCTATCTGATACTGCTGCCGGATCAATTCCTAAGGCCTTTGCAGCTTCCGATTGCTTCTTAAATCTATCTCCGGTTTCTACGCAAAGAATAATTGATTCATTCGTAGAAGATGGTTTAGCATCGTCAAAAGAAGGCCCTAATTCTTTCTTCAGGTTATTCAAAGAAATTAGTTTATCATTAAGCTTGAATCTAAAACCGGCAGAAGCCATGCTTTCAAGTTGTTCGATATCGTATATACATTCACGATATTCTGTTCCCATCTTAGGATGCCCGTCAGGTCCAATCACAGTGAATAACAATCTCAATCAACCTCAATTCTAACATCATAGGAAAAATATGTATTATCAATAACGGTGTAAGGCTTAATAAAGTCGCTCCAGTTATGATAATAGCTTGATCTGAAGAAAGTTACGTTTTTAGGAACGCAAGGACCATTTTGAACAATTTCGTTCACTGCTTTCACAGCTTCTTCAGAAGGGGTAGTATAGGGAATATTTTCAGCAGGAGTAAACTGATTAGTAGCGTAGATAACATCATAAAATGAAAGATCATTGTTTATCATTCGGTTAACAATTACGCTTGCAACAGTTTTCATGCATTCATAAGACTCTCCACCAGCTTCCAGATAAACTAGTGCAGAAAAGTCTCGCTTTTCTTCTTCGGTAAGTGAAACAAATGGTTCACTAATATCTTTAATTTTAGAATCATATTCTGTTTCTTTGGAATTAAAATTATTTTCAGCATTTACAAGATGAACAACTGGGCTATAATTCTTAGGAGTAAAAGTTGTTTCAGTAGATAAAGTATCTGCTGTATTAGACGCTACTTCTCTAGGATATCCTTTAGAAGATGCGGTTAAAGTAAGCATATCACGTCAGATTTGAAAATAAATATTAAATATATTTATTTTCTTAACCTGTTCCTCGTTCAACGACCTTGCTTGACAAGTCAAGTCTTATTAGGTCTCCGGAGGCGTTAATTTCCGCTTGTGCAGCGGTATTTTTTATTTTAGGCGAAAGCTATTCTCAAGCCTTCGTTCAGTATATTCTTTGCTGCGTTGATATCTCTATCATGTGTTGTTTGACAATTAGGACAAGTCCATTTCCGGATTTCAAGATTTTTAACTTCAGGATTTTTGAATCCGCAGTAGCTGCAAGTTTGAGAAGATGGAAAGAACGTGTCTACTTTGACAATCTGTTTTCCATACCATTCACATTTGTAAGTCAGGAATTCAACGAATTTTGACCAGCTTGCGTCAGAAATTGCTCGAGCCAGCTTATGATTCTTGATCATATTTTTGACTTTCAAGTTTTCAACACAAATGATGTCGTGGTTTTTGACAAATTCTTCTGACAGCTTGTGCAAGAAATCGTTTCGTTGATTAGATACTTTCTCAAATTGTTTAGCAAGGCTAATTCTTAATTTATTTCTGTTTTTAGATCCTTTCTGTTTCTTCGAAAATTGCCTTTGAAGTCTCTTTAACTTCTCAGCTGATTTTGAAAGATACTTTGGATTTTTGATCTTATCACGATCAGAAGTTATTGCGAAATCTTTGATGCCTAGATCAATTCCTACAACAGATCCGGTCTTGTCAAACTCTTCAATTTCAACATCTTTACAACAGATACTTGCGAAGTATTTTCCCGAAGCTGTTTTTGAAATTGTTGCCGAAAGCGGGACACCTTTGATATCTAAATTTCCTCTAAATTTTACCCATTTGAGTTTAGGTACGAACAATTTGTTGTTTTCAACATGAAATTGAGCCGGTGTTGAATATGTAGATTTATAGGATTGACGGTTTGCTGACTTTTTCTTGAATTTTGGAAATCCTGGATTCTTTCCTTGTTTTATGTTACGGAAGAAATTTTGGTATGCAGTATCAAGATCTCTAAGAGAAGATTGCAAACTCATTGCTTCTACTTCCTTCAAGAAAGCATACTCATCTAATTTCTTCATCTGAGTAAGAAGTGAAGAATTTTGATTATAAGTGTTCGACTTTCCAGTCTCTTCATAATCTTTGATAGATTTAGCAAGATAATAGTTGTAAACAAATCTGCAGCATCCAAGGGTTTTTCCAATTTGCGCAATCTGCTGTTTATTCGGGTATATTCTTATTTTATAAGCTTTCAGAATCATTTTGGTCATCTTCAAGTGCCTCTCTTATTTTTGCTACTCGACGCTTTGAATACATTTTCATTGAGTAACAATGTAGCAAACTTACGATTTCTTCAAAAATTTCTTCAGAATCTAATTTTTCTGATCCTACTTGAGAAGCAACAACTATCTCTGTTCCAAATTTCTTAAAAAGATGATAAAATAATTCAAAACCAACACGCGAAAGTCGATCTTTATAAGTGATGACAACTTTAGCGACTTTATAATTAAGAACATCATCTAACAATTTGAAAAATTCTTTTCGCTTATCGAATGATATTCCAGATGCGATGTCTTTGAAAACATCATCTACTTGAATACCATTGTTTATGCAGAAGCTATTCAAAATTTCAACTTGTCGACTAAGATCATTTTTCTGTTCAGGAGTAGAAACTCTAGCATAGATATAGTTGAGACGCATATTTCCTTTATTCAACATCGCATATACATCATCATCGTTGTATATGCGCTTCCCTGTAGGAGATAATTCATAACGAATGAGGCCTTTTTTACAATACGTACCGAGTGTAGGTTGTGTAATATCTAATAGTTCTAAAACTTCCTTAGCCTTCATATGTATCACCTCAAAATGATATAAGGTTAAGAAATTTATAGAATATGTTTATTTTTAGGAAATTTAATCCATGAATAACAATAGCGATCATTCCGATGATAAACGCAATAAAAGCTGAAATTTTCATTTTCTTCATATCACTTGTCTCCTAATTTATTGAAATACAGTAAGTAATAATTACTACACTTATAATAACGGTTCATAACAAATTAGCAGGGCACCTTTCGATGCCCTGCCTTTATATCATCAGATATTCTTAATTAGTTGTGATAAATATCAGAAGTCTTAAGAACACCTGTTACACCTGATAGGTCAGAATTTATTGTTACACACGGATCGCTATTTCTGAAATTACAAATGTAAAGCTGACTATTCTTAACCCAAGAAGGAATTGACGCACCGCCAACCCATCTAGTTGTTGAAGACCTTATCTTTACTCTATCTCCCTTATTGAATGTTTCAACAGAAGGGGCAGAAGGTGCTGAAGAAGCGCCTTCGATCTGAGAAGCATCAACCCAACCATATACGCTTGTCTGATTATCTGTGTGAATAAGGTGATAAGGATGTGCTCCGTTGGCCTTATGAGTGATCTTTGCAGGACCAGCCTTTAGGCTGGTAGACGCAGGAGAAGAAGAATTTGCGCTTGAATAGTGATTACCACCCTTGAACTTTACAACGTCACCAACATTGTAAGAACCCGTTTCCGGAGTAGACGGATTCGCCTCAAGCTCCTTAATTGCTGATGAATCAACCCAACCATATACAGAAGTTGAACTATCTGTGTGAATAAGGTGATAAGGATGCTTTCCGCTCTTATAAATAGCTGTAACCTTAGCCTTACCTGCCTTTAGGCTAGTAGACGAAGGATAAGAAGCATCCGCGCTGTAATAATGAGAACCTCCTAGGAAGGTAACTATATCTCCAACAGCCACATTACCTGACGGTACGGGAACAGGATTAGGCTTTGAAGAAACTAAGATAGCATTTACTCTATTTGAAATATCGCTGAATCTTGCCTTTAGATAAGGACCGGGGCATCCAGTAGCAGCAAACCAGCAGTGCATTGTAAGGTTACCTGTTGTATCTCCAGTGTAGTTTAGCTTCTCAATTCCATTACGCTTACAGATATCAGCGCAAAGGAGGATCAGCTTCTCATAGGCAGCAGAAGAAACAGGCCAAGGATCACCATATGCACAGTTAGCTACTTCAATTGTAACAGCCTTGTAATCGTTTGCAGGACTAGATGAAGTCCAAGCCCTATCCTTTTCTTCTACATACATTCCTACGCGACCGTCGGAACCAATCCCGTAGTTTGCTGATGCTTGTCTTGTCTGGAATACATTTCCACAAGTTTCTACTGAACAGTTACCTGCCATATGATGAATTGTGATAACAGTAATCTTACCAGAAGGATTGTATCTAGAATTTACTCTGCTTCCACTCTGCATAGGGCTGATTTTAATGTAGTTAACTAATGAGCTGTTTGTATAATTTGGCATGTTACTCAGCCTCCTCTTCTCCCTTACCCCCAGTGAACTCTTGAGCAGCGCTTTCGGGAAGGTCATCAACATTCTCAATCAAAGGAGCAGTTATTTCTGGATTGATTTGATCAATGATCTTTTCGCACATAGTTAATACCTCCATTTATCGTTATCAACTAGATTTGATGACTGACGTTTTTACATAACCTATACAATATCCAAATCCAGAATTCATGTAGTTAACTTTGTAACCGCCTTCTACTTCATTCATGACCTTTAGGACGCCTTTGTATCTAATAGCAGCCCCATTGAAATTCTTGTTTCTATAGACCAGTACTGTTTTTCCACAGGTAGAAATAGTTTTGGATCTATTCGGTTCAAATTGTCTATCATAAATAGGTTGTTCTAAAGGTTCCAATTTATCCTCAGATTGGATAGGTTCTGAGATAGAAGGATATTCACCAATCTCAAGTGTTGCTGAAAAATTACCTTCTACATTATCTTGGATTGCAGGATTGATTTTAGTTTCAGCTGAATCTATTGATTCTACCTTTGGTTTCGGCTTAGGTCCCGGTTTCTTCTTTTCCTTCACTCCAGTAGCTAAATTTTCTGTTTCAGGCATCAGTAGCATCCTCTCTATAGTTTGGTTTTATTTCATACCAAATTAACTTGGTAAGAATTCTTATTCTTGCCTTACGTGATTCATCGTCAACGTCTTTGTAATCATATACAAGGTATCTATGGTCTAAGCTATTCCAAACAGATGACCTTACGCATTTAATAATTTGGTCATCATCAATAAGCTCCAAATTGGTATCAATATACTCTTCAATGATAGCTTTCTTTGTATCCCAGTAAGATCTTCTATTTTCATAATCAGGTTTATGCCCGTTTAGTACCCATGAAATTCCTTCTGCATTAGATATTTTATTGTTACAGTCTTTTACTAGTTTTGCAGCAGCTTGGCCTAATTCATAAACAGCTCTATAAACATTTCCGTTGCATCGCTCAACCCAAGCTTTGAAATTTTTGCTATCTTCATAAAAGCTCATTATAAATTCTTCAACTTATTTCGACATTTAGGACCTACACCATATTTGATTGACTTAGGTTGAATAAGTTTTCTTCCACATACAGAGCAAACACCACAATGGTAAATTTTCATTCTTGTATTCTTTCTTCTGTTGTTTGCTACTTGAACAATATACAATGCACCTTCGTATACAGGATTGCCTACACCAAAGTTAGAGTTTCTAGTTTCTCTAAATACATCTTTTCTCATCATACCTACATAGAGCCAACAATCGTCTCGAATCCTTGCATAAACAAAGATAGTAGGCTCATCGAACTTATCATATCTTGGAAGATTGAAAGCATAGGTTTTGTACTTTTTTGTTTCAGGGTTTTCAAGCGTAACTACTCCGCAACCGTTGTTGATGTATTCGTGAAGAATAGAAGTATCCGTGATTTCGCATGAAGAATCCGGGTATGTTCTAAATTGTTTTCCATATGTCCTATTTCTTGTTTTCATAGTTTAACCTCCTTGAAGGTATTGTATATCAATTACAATAACGATTCAAGGAGGTAAATTTTCAAACACTTTTTAGCGCGTTAAGAGTGTCGTTGATTCCGTTCTCTAGAACTGAATTATATATTTCTTCCAACCCTGGAACTTCAATATTTGATAATTGACAGATGTCTACTAACCCTTGCAAGTAGCTTTTTAGATTGTCTCTAGGAGTATTCATTATTTTTCCAAATAACTTTCTTCCAACTTTGTCATTTATCATATCTGATAAATCTAAATCTATGCTAGTATAATCATTTGTATCCGTTCTACAACGAATTACTCTTTTCATGTTAAACAGCTCCTATATTCATAATATATGTCTTAATCTGAATGATATTATCATCTAGAATAGACTGAATATCGTGTGAGAAATTTGCATAGTATAGCTCAATTGTTGCAAGCAATGTTTCTAGTACAGATTTAATTGAGCACGCCCCTTGCTGATTTTGATCGCAAATGATGCCTATCTGGCCTTGAAGTAGGTCAATAGGATTAGGCGTGCAACAACCAGACACCTTTGCTATAGTTACAATATTGTGAATCCAATACCTTATGTCACTTGACATGTAATATGGATCTAATCTATTCATAGAACTATCAGAGTAGTTCGTTGAAAGATAATCTAGATTCAGAGTAGCTACATAATATCCCTTAAGCAGTTCAGCAAATGGGTTGAAACTGGGCATATCTTCGCTATCAGCTACATCTAGTTGTCCGTCAACTGTTGTAACTTCATAACATTTAGGAGTTTCGCTTAGAAGAGAAACAAAGTCATCGTTGTTTACAACTGCAGTCATATCTGCAAGCGCTGAAACCGTATTGTAATTCGCCATAACAGACTCTAGATTTACATGAACATCTGTTCCTGACGTAACTTTAGATAGCTTCATAAATAACTTTGAAGAAGAACTTGCGTCATCGGTATCAGCTGACTGATTCTTAGCGTCTTCATCTTCATTAAACTCTTCCATGTTGAAGTCGTCCGCATTGTTATCTGCATCTTCAAATGATTCGCCGTAAAATTTATCAAAGAAATCAGTAATCTTATCATCCATCTGGTCTTTACTTATAGAAGGATAGGATGCTTTCTTTCCATCTTTTGACTTGATATACATGTTGAACCTCCCCTTTCTTTCTGGGACAGGTACAACCTTACACTTGATTACAGTTCCCTTTCCACTTGTAGCAACGAAGATGATTCCGCTATCATAATTATTACCGTCTACTGGCTTAGACTCTTCTACTTTAATTCCTCTCTTAACTACTTCGTTGATTCCATCGCCTAAATACTTTGGTAGTGCTTTAAGTAGCTTAGCAATGATTCCAGCTTCTACATTTTCCATACAAAAAATCCTTTCATACAAATCAAGGAGCTGATCAATGTTGATAAGACACGACCAGCTCTTTGTTCATAGTATTTATCTTACTTCTTGCTAGGCAGCTTGCGAACGGTCTTACCAGCAGGCTTTCTATTAGTAGAAGCAGACACAGGCTTCTTTTTCTTCAGCGGCTTGCGAATAGCTTCTAGAACTTCTTCGTCGCCTTCAGCAGTAACAGTGAAAACATCCTCACCGACAGTGAATTCAACAGAATTACCATCTTCCGCTTTGTCAACATCGACAGGCTGACCAGTCACCTCTGCAACCAGCTGCGCTACATCTTCTGCCTCAAAAAGAAGATCAGTCGCCTCAGGAGCAACATTTACATCCTCATCAGCATCAGGAGTGTCATCGACAACATCTTCATCCATTTCAGGCTCCATCACTTCGGTATCAAGATCGTCGCCAGCAGTTACCTTCTTAGTGTTTTTCTTAGAAACAAACATGTAAGAAACTCCTTTTCATAAAATTTTAGTTCAAAACAACAAGTCTACTTTTCTTAGGCTCAAGTTCACCTCTTATAGCTTCTAACTCTGCGTTAGCTTCTTGAAGAAGTGTATCACCGTCAAGTGTTACATTAGAGCCTTCTATTGTATATTTTGACCGAGATCTGCCTAACGATATTTTTGCAAATGCTAGGCTCATCCGGACTAAGTAGTCAATCCAGGTTGTTCCTTGAATCTCTGATACATCCTGCAAATCTGGAACGTATCGTATAGTTACCATTGCAGGTAATGGATCTCTGTGCGTAACATATACTACTTGATTATATGGATCATACTTCCATTGAAAATCAGTAGAAATTGTATTACGGACTTGAGCCATTGCAAGTTCAGACATTATAGGATCTATGTTGATTGAACTTGTATTACCTATCTTACTATAGGCGTTTACAGCGGCAGCAACCTGGAAAACATTACCGCTGTCTATGTTACTCATTGTAAGGCCTATTCTAGGATAAGCAGCTTGAACATTGAGAACTTTGTTTGTATGGATATCTTGCTTGAGCAAGTCTATTCTAGTTTGAAACGGGACAGTCTTTTCCACTGACTGACGAATGTATCTTTTCAGCTCTCTAAATGCAATCAATACTGCTTGCCTTAGATCAACCTCTTCTACATTCTCGTTAGTGGGGAAGCCTAGCAAGAATCCAACTTGAGCAGTTACTTCATCCATCGTCATATCTTACCAGGCCTCCTCTCTATCAAGCTTTAACTAGTTCTTGTCTGTTTTTATCTTCTGTTAACTGGAACTTGTAGCCCTCTGGAGCAGTAAGTTCATACCCAACTGGGATGTAGATATGTGTCTTAGATAAGAAGTCTTCGTCTGACTTTCCTTCTTGCTTAGTGTATTCTACAAGTCCAATAATCTTAACAGTGTCATCAGCAATAGTTACTGTAACACCATCTTCATATTCAGGAGATAAGCCGTAATGAGCATCAAATGCTACATGACCACCAGATGCTTTTACAGTAGTTCCATTCTTCATAACAACGTTTCCGAAGTTATTTGATAGAATGTACTGAGTAGAAATCTTTCCAGACAATGTTACATTATCTAGAATCAACTCGTCTGAGAAGTTCTGAATAAGAATAGCTAATTCTGGAGAAGATGTCCTTACAGTTCCGTTCTTGATTAGAACTTTTGATCCCTTCATGAATCTCAATCCGTTTGAATAGCTACTATCAGCTCCTACAAATGGTGGCACGCATTTTAGTTCATGCCCATTTAGATCAATAGTGATCTTTGATCCAGCTTCTGCCTGAATGCCGCCTTGGTAGACATTCTGGGCCAGCTTGATATAAGCTCCTGACGGATTAGCTGAAATAGCTTTCTGGATAGCATCCTCTCCGTCAGAAGCTGAAATATCAACCTGACCCCTTACGTAGGGTCTACAGTTACCTCGAAGCCCTGACCGGCAAGAGCACGACCGATCTCTTCATAAAGCATCTTGTCTTTGTAGTCATCAGTGATGAACTCATAACCAGCATTCTCGCCGGAAGCAGCTTCGGCAGCCTTAGCAGCTAGAATAGCAGATTTGCAAGCAAGCACAACACCAGGATGGACAGAAACTTCACCCAGGAACTCAGCCAAATCCTGAGCCATCAGGAATTCGCCCTTCTCCCAAATGTTCTTGGAATAAGCGGTGTCGCCTGCCTGGTCACGAAAAGCCTTCTCATCCACATAAGACTGACCCAGAACAAACTCAGGGGCAATGGGATAAGTAGGAATAGACGCCTCAACCTTAACAGGCTTGGTGAACTTAATAGTAATTTTGTAACTCATTTAGATAACCTCCAAAATGATTTATGTGATCTTTGTTTTGTATTAACTTCATCATATAACGAAAGATACAGTATCTCCCGCCTATCACATAAAAATATAAGGTTCACCAATAGAATGTTTTTAGATTATTGTCAATGAATTGCTACGCTTCATTTGTATTACAAAAATTCATTCTTTTCCACAGTTATTCATATAATTATTATGACAATTTTTGTTTATTCCACTGCCATGTTATTGTGCCTGAATCAAATACCTTTACGAAACCGTGTTGAATCATTATCTCCGATTCACTAAGAGAAAGGTCAATTGAATCATCATGAAGAAAGGATTTTATATTGGATTTCTGTACAGTTACTCTATTAACAGGATTATCTGTAGCAAGTTCAACCCAAACATACCCGGGGTCAGATCTTCGCAATTCATGGAATCCTAATTTATAGTACAAATTTCCTTTTGTATGAGCCCTATCTGAAAATGATCTTATTTCTTCTGGATTGTAATTATCAACAAAGTATTTGAATAGCTTGCTTGCTCCACCAACAACATTTGTACCTAACTTAGAACAAAACCGTACTAATTCCCAGCAATTAGATGTATCCGATTTATCTGTGCCAATTGTTCCTCTTAGCTTTCCAAATGTCATCAAACTAACTAACTCGTCATTGTAAGTTAGTCCTAGCTTAATTGATGCTGACGCTTCTCCTTGTCTATGATTACCTTCTAGAAATGATCTAGATTCATTAGAAGAAACATCAATTAGTTTGCATTTTCGAGCATATATTTTATTTCTGTTACATCCTAAAATATTGCCTATCATACTAAGTATGATTTCTTTTCTTCTGTACCATTCATATCCAAATACATGAAAAAGAAACACACCTTCTCTTTCACACATTTCTGTTTTCATTTGATGGTATCTAATAGGTTTTGGTTCATTTGTGAAGCTACTTGTAGACGAATTATGCGTATAAGTAGGATTGCATTCTATTGCAACTTTGTATTCAGGAAGATAAATATCTAATTCATACGGTGTTATTACATTCTTACATCTTCGAATGATTTGAATATTAGGAATCAGTTTCCTCAGCTCGTCTACTATTTCGTCTTCCATGTAGGATACATTACACATTACATAGTCATCTAATCCCTTCAGCCGTATTTCTTGAGAAATAGTAGAATACGATACTCCTAAATCCTCTGATAGCTGATTTCTAGTAGGCTTTTCTGAATAGTTCTCTGATATGTACTTCTTTCCGTCTTTTCTGAATTCAATCCATTTTTCAAGTTTTTCAGGATGATCAACCATAAGAAAAGCATAGTTGCTGAATCCGTATTTTTCTTTACAAGTATCTCTTCTTTTATTCTTAACATCTTCGCTGGAAAGAAAATGTTTTACTCCATATCTGGATAATGAAGTTTCTTCAACTGACTTTTTGTATTCATCAGTTTGCGTATACCAATCTGATCCGTACTTTTCTCGATTTGTTTCCTTAATCTTTTCTACTACTCCAGGAATATGCATAGGTTGATCAACACCGTACTTTTCAATCATTGTTTTCTTATGATTTCGAATCATAGATTCAATGTCTTTGTTTCTAGATGCTAATTTGTATCTACATTCTTTAGAACAAGTCTTTATTTTAGAATAGACTCTTACATCAAACTCGAATTGTTTTCCGCATACTTCGCATTTCTTATAGTGAGGACCACTACAGTAGATATCTATTTTGGTTTTAGGAACAAACTCCTTTCCGCAGTATGCACATTTTCTAGTTAGCTTTTCCGAATTGTCGTTTCTAACTTTCTTAGCAAGTACATCCGCGCATTTCCTTGAACAAGTGGTTTTAATATAATCTGGTTTGCATAAATATTCAAATTGTTTTCCGCAAACGGGACAATTTTTTGTCTTTGGCTTTCCACATGTTCTTTGTCTATATGTATTAGGATGAAATGTATCTCCACATATTTCGCACTTTCTAAAAATATTATCAGGAACCTTTATGTGTCCTCCCATATACTATCACCTCTTTAGTACAATAACGATTCTGAAAAGAAAATGATATAAGATAATACAAAAATAACCCGGCCTCTTTCGAGACCGGGCTGTGATAGATGATGAAGTTTTATCCTGTGAAGGATCAGAAGGTTCCGAGGATCTTGCCCTTCACGCAAGTAGCGGGGTTGACAACCTTGCTTGCGTACATCGTTGCGTAGCCCTGCTGAGCGGACATGTTGGCAAGACCAACCACATCAGTGTTGGTGATAGGCATATACTCGCCGAACAGAGCCGTGTTCTTTCTGATGTCGTTACTCTTGCAGCACATGACCCAAGAATCAGGATCGTAAGAAGGATTGACGTAGATCTCGAACTGGTCAAGAGTACCGAACTTGTAAGGACCAACGGTGTCATCGATGTTGTCACCCTTGAAGCCGTTGATCATGCCGATGTACTCAGCTGCGGTAGTACCTACCACTAGACGGTTCGGGCGAGTCATGCGGGTCTGCTGATAGATAGAAGCAGCAGCCTGACCTAGCTTCAGCTTGAACATGTTCAGGTAATCAGAAGGAACAACTGCACCAGACAGAACAGGGGAAGCATCCCAGTTGAAAGCGGGTTTGTAAGAAGCTGCCTGCATCAGCATATCTAGGCAAGAGGTGTTGATCTCAGCGGTGATCTCACCAATAGCTGCTTCCTTAGCCATATCAGCGATGTTGGAACCATATTCCTGCTGAGCAGCAAATGCAGAATAGACACTCCAGTAGCAAGCGAGCTCCTTGGCCTCAGCGACAAGATTGAACTCATCAAGCTGCAGGTAACCCTTACCCATCTTAGCACCGTACTGACCATTGGTGTCAGGACCAACAGTCTCATTGTCGTACTGATAAGTAGCAGTCATGTCACCTGTCAGTGTGCCAATCTCGCCGGTAGCATAATCAATGGTACCAGACTCGGCCTGAGTATCGGCTTTGTACAGCTTGCCGTCACCCTTATCAACGAACACTCCCTGAGCGCTCTTAATGGTAACAGTACCAGGCAGAACAGGAGTATACATCAGCTGACCGTCAACCTCTTCATTCTTCACTACACGACCAGTAAAGTTAGGATCAACACCCTGGCGGTTAGCGAACGGAGAAGACATCACAGTGCCAGCCTTGGTCTCACCCTTGGTGTTCTCAGCAATGAACTTGAAATAAGGAACCAGCTGCTGACGAGAACGCATCGCAACTGAACCAAAGATATCAGTTACAATCAGCTTCTGAACAAACACAGGCAGCAGATCCAGGAAGTCGGGACGAGCCATGATGTTTGAAGTATTTGTAGCTGCCATGATAGCGCCAGGCTTTCTGCAGTTACGAGCGAGCTGATTAGCGAACATTCTCTGTGACGGAGTAAGGTTCACTGAGGACTTAATAGCAGAAGCGTTGCGATTACGAACGCCAGAAGTAATGCTCTGACCAGCAGTAATAGGCTTGCGGGCAGGAGCAGTGGAACGCTTAGTGATCATATTGAAACACTCTCCTATATAAAATTTGTAATTAAATGGTTACAATGTCATCGTCAAAGTAACAATCGTCTACATCAATTTCTTCAGGCTCTCTAATAGAGGATGGTTTTCTACTTATTGAGCTTGTAATAGCAGAACGAAGTGAGGATACACTTGTTGATGCTGTTACTTTAACCTTTTGAAGATCAGCTCCAACTGCTTGCGAATACAGTTCTGCATAAGCATCCTGATAATCTTTAAGCATCTTCTTGCAAGCTATTATTTCAGCTTTTGATTTCTTTAACTGTTCGTCAAGGTTTGAAGTTCTTCTCTCTACATTAGCAGAAGCAGTGACGGTTTCATTGAGTCTGGTTTTTAGAGAAGAAATTAAAGAATCCTTAGAATCAATAATATTCTTGCTTTCGCTTATCTTCTGTAGATATTTAAGGTTGTTTGATCTTTCTTGCGAAATCGTCTCTTTCATTCTGGTTGATGCTGCAACAAGTTGCTTGCATCTTTTCTCTGCAGCATCCTTTGCATCTGTTGCAGATTTTATCTGATCTGCTGTTATTCTACTAATTGAAGAAATTTTCCGTCTTGCTTCAATTTCGTTTGAAGCTAGTTTACTTGAAAGAATTTGATTTTCGTTCTTAAGACGGTTGTTTGCTTCTACCTGTTCTAGATAAAGTTTTGTCATTGACTCTACTTTATCTTTTGTAATGTCTACATCATCGCATTCACTTGCATCATCGTCAGTTGAATTGCTTCCTCTTATTTCTCTCTTTCTGTCTTCTAAAGCTTTATATTCATCAGACTGTTCTGCAAACTGATACTGTAGAATATCAATAGCTTCGCAGCTATCAATGCTAGGTAGATTTTCTTTAACTGCTGCACAAATTGCCTTGTACTTCTTCTGAGACTCTACATCGCTAGAAGCTGCAATAGCTGTAAAAGTAGGAATGCTTTCGGGAAATGCTGGGAAAGATACAAGGTCAAATCCTCTAAATACAAATGTATCAGGATCAACAGAATTGTTTACAATGTCTCCTGCGCCTCTTACAGAAATTCCGAATGTTACACCTGCGTCTATGAATGTTTTAACTGTCCTACCAACAGGAGTATCGATCAGATTAAATTTACCATATACTTTTCCGTTGTCATCTATATGTCCTTCTGTCATTACAATACAAGCATTTCGGAAGTCCATACATCCGGGATCATGGGGATGTCCTAGGAATCCGATGTACCATCCAAGTTCAATAGCTTGCTGATACGATTCAGAACTAAATATGTTTTCCCATACAGGTCTAGTTATATCTAGTCCATTCTCATTTGTAATGTTTGAATCTGCACACTCACCCTCAAATATTCCAATGACAGAGTTCTTAGGCTTTTCCGATTCTATATCGGATACAATCTTATTTTTGGTATCTTTCATATTTCAATACCTCACTTTTTCAATTCCCTAGCAGCTAAGCGCACTATTCCGCCTATTGCTAAAGTCTTTAACAGCTGTTTTATGATTCCAGATTCAACTGAATCATTCAATTCAATTGAACCAGACTCTTCAAGTTCGTCATAATTACTTTCGTTCGCTTGACAAGCTTGATCTAGATCATCATCAGATACATCAATATTTGTAACTGACTTAGGATTTATTTGGTATGTTGAATCTCCGATAGAGATTGAAACATTTTCTCCGTCATCATTTACTCCTATGTTGACATCTTTAAGCTCGTCTACTTGAGTTAAGAAATCAACTAGCGATGAAGGAGTAAATAGAATCTGACCATATTCCTCTTCAGCAGCAGCATGTATTATCTTCTTCAAATCTATCACTCCTTATTCCCAATTTATCCATTTCAGAGTTGGCGAGTAGTGAGGGTAGAGGCTCATTATTCCACCAAGCTGATCCATTCCGCCTATCTGTATCTTCCATACAACCTGTACTATTTGATTTCGTCTAACTTTGATTATATTTTGTTTTAGAATACGTCTGTTTTCTTTGCATTCTGGTGAATCAAAATAAACATGTCTCTGTGTATCCCATTCAGCCATCTTCCAATTGTTAGAGTTAGGAGGAGATATTCTATATCCAGCAAGCAATCCGTTGTCGCCGCCTTCTGACCAATCAGGTTTAGACCAAAGACCTGCCTCTGTAATATAGATGTAATCCTTATCCTTTTCTCTAAATTGAGAAAGTGCTCCTGTAGATATCATTGCACTGTACACAACATCAACTGTTTGAGGAAATTCTGCTTCAGTTTCAGGTACAATATCTCTAAATGCAATTTTAGCTCTTGGAAATGATTCTGATATTAACTCACAATTCACTGTTGGAGCACTCTTAGGCTGATAAATAACTGTACCTAGTTCAGATGGAAGTATCTTTCCTTCTGCACAATCTTTTACCTTCTGCACAGTTTCACAAGATACGGATCCTTTTTCATCTGCTTGAGCAACGAAAAGTTGCTTCTCAGAAAGCTGCTTAACACCACAATTGTAATCCACTAGCAGCATAACATCTTGATAGTCTACTTTACCATCAAAGTTTATATCACCAATCTGTAGGATTTCTTGTGTTATTTCTTTATGCACTCTTTTTTCGAATACAGGGCCTAGACCTAGATATTCTCGACCGTTATTTTCATTAGGATCGTATCCGTCTGCACCGTATCCGGGAGTCTGTGTTAGATAATCAACAAATCTGTTTGCTTCCTCTAGATCTGGATCATTTGGATATTTATCTTTATAACTTATAACTCCTAAACCTGACGGAAGCCCTTCAGAATCTGATTCTTGATTTATCAATCCCATTGTACCTAATGATATATACATAGGGACATAAGAACTTAACATATGATACCCTTGGTTTAAGACACCGTCACCTTTTAAGTAATGAGCAATTCCAGTAACTAATGAATTAGTTGCAGCATTGTGTCCTGTATGTTCAGATACAACATCTCCTGAAATAGGATCAATTACTCGGATAGATACATTGTGTCTTATAGGTATTTGTTTTGCAACTTTCTTAAGCTGATCCAAGCAATCATCTCCTTAAGGAATCTCATCATACTCAGATTCTTCATCATGAGTATTTATTGTTGTTGTTCTGTATGAATATTTGTCGTATATACCTATTTGATACTCCCTAGGAGATACTTCATATGAGGATGTAGGCTGTTTAGGATCTAATCTTCTGTGAAGATTTGGCATTGTGAATCCTTTTTCGTCTTTAGCTACATCTTCATCTGAAGCTTTCCTCCACGGACCATTTCCCATCCGTTTGATATCTTCAGCCAATGAAATCACATCCTTTAAGATTCATAAAGATACAAGGTTCTCATCATTCTTCTGGAAGTGTTTTCTTAATTATGTTTCCATTTTCATCTCTAACAAGATATGTCTTTCCATCGTTTAAGAAAACTGCTGAACCAAGCTCGGACATTATAGGACTGACAGCAGGACGAGGATTTAGAATATTTTCAGATCTATCTGAGTCAATTGTGTAAATGTCCTCTGAAACTGATTCTTCTTTATCTTTATCATATCTTAGATTGTAAGAAGGCTCTTCGTTGCTTATAACATAGTTATCAGGTACAGTAGTTTCTACTTTCAGCGGTTCTTTACCTAAACCAAATATAGGATCAATCAGAGACTTAACTATGTGTTCGTTGTTAGCCATTTGAAGAGAATAAAGAGATCTGTATCCTGGATCAATTTCTTCATCTGGTCTATCTTCAATATCAGAATTTCGATACCAGGCATATCTTCTTGTATCGTCTTTGTTAACTTTGTGAGTATCTTCGTTCTTCATCTTTTGCATTCTTGCATAATCATTTCTACTATAATGTCCTATATGCGTAACAAAGTTAGGAATCTTACTTTTCTCATTTTCATTTGTAAGTCTTGCATCAATTGATATTTTTGTTCTTCCATCAAACCTAACACCTGAATGCTGGAAGCAGTACATACCTAACGGTCTTACATACTCTATACAAGCGTCAATTGGAACATCGTTTGATGTAAAATAGACTATGTCAATAAACCCATTTTCTACATCGCTTGATACATAAACAGCGTTTACAGGAATAGATGTATCCTCTAGTCTGTTTTGAAGAATGTCCTTCTCTTTACCGTAGTTTATTACACTAAATTGTGCAAGATTAACTTCAGCGGCCAACGTTACCCCATCTTTAGATCCTTTATTCTTTATCATAGACATGAAATAAAGCATAACAAGACGGTTATATGCTGCTGATAGTCTATCATCGTACTTAAATCCCATTGTGTCACCAAGTAACCACAATAGATCCTCTTTGCATCTTAATGGATCAAAACAGTCAATTAGATTTTCTGTATCATACTTTATCTGACCTAGTGCTTTCTCAAACCAATCTAGGAAGAATCTGAAGTCCTGACTGGACTTATATACTTCGGGGACAGAAACATTTTTCATGTCCATAGATCAATTCCTCCTTAATTACTCAGATACTCAGGATTTATCCTTATGGCCATTGCTGATGCTGCATCTGGTGTGTATCTAGCAAAGCTGATGTAGTTAAAGTATTCAATGTCGCAATCTGACCAAACAATGCCTAATGTTTTTGCACTGCCAGGATCAAAATGTCTTATTCTAGAATCGCTATTTTCAACTACATCTATAATTTCCATTAGTGTAGGTTTGACTCCAATATTTCTATTTGCCGGAGAGAAGTAAATTGCAAGATTCTCCTTGACCTTGTTGATGATAACAGCTGCTGTATCCTTGTCAAGAGATTTCTTAGGTGTTATTGTTCCAACAATGTAGAAGTTAAATATCCTTAACCAACCAAACTGAAGATCAACAGTCATTGCTTGTAATGGTTTGTAATCTCTTACAACATTATCAATGAACTGAATAGGCGGTTTATACTGAATGAAGTTTGTCTTCCTCTTTATCTGAGATTTATTCATCTGACCTGAACCATAATTACTTGACAAGAAATCATTATGTATTGCAAAGCACATTGCTGTATATCTTTTGAAATTCGTAGAAAATACAAACTTGTTTGGATCAGATGGGTCAAATCCAAGCCCTAGGACTGAATTCCAATCAAGTGTTGGATCTCCTTCAGGGAAATCATATTTTGTAAGGTACATCTTAGACTTTTGTGAATCTGTTAGATTATTATCGTTGTATATAGCAAGATTTATTTCAAGTGCTTTCTGGCAGTCAATGACAACTCCGCAGTCCACTCCAGGCTCTCTATTAAGAAATCTGTTGAAGTCTGGAAGTGTTACTAAGCTGTCAAAAGTATTGATATAATTTCTGCTGTTGAAATATGCTTCACGAGCTGTCTCAGGGCTCTTACCTGTTACTGTATAGCTATGCGGCAGCTCAACAGTATTTGATAAGTTTGAGATAGAAAATTCACCTGAATCACTATCAATAGACTGACCAGCTTTTGCAGGCATGAAATCCTGTAGAACATTTTCACCTACGCATCCAATTACACCTGAACAATCAATCCAATAAATAGTTATCCAGTTCTTATCATAGTTTTCAAGCTGATTAAGATAATTTGAAAATTGGATCTGTGCATTTGAATAATTATCGTATGTTACTGAGAATCTAGGTTCAGGCTGAATAAATTCAGCAGGGCTGTTACATTGAATCCACTGAGTAGACAAGAAGTCATCCGCATTTTGACGTGTCTTTGCTTTGACCCAAATCGCTGTTGTATCAATGTGCTGCGACGGAAGCTTTATTATGTAGTTACTTGACTTTATCTTTTCTACAGAAACACTATAACTACGAAGTTCTCCCTCTATAGCTACTCTTGTGCAGCTTTCTCCTGGATCAAGATGAACAATATCTGAATCAACAAAAACATTTATGTTTTCAGTAAGTACAGTTCGTTGACTTCTTGTTTCTTTTGCACCATACTTATTTGTAAGGGGAAGAATATTGTATGTTATTACTCTAGATTGATTTGTAATATCTGTATAGGCGTTAAGAGTGCAGAAATTACTTCCATTGAATCCGAAATCAATTGTCATTGTTTCATTAGATGTATTTGTAAAGGTAACTTCTGTTCTAGCCGCTGTGTAGAATCCTAATTCATATCCAATCAAACTGAAAAGTTTCTCAGCGTTTTTTCGTTGAGAAACTGAAGGAGCAAATACTTCATTTGCCATGAAGTCTAAATTGACTCCAAGCATATCAGCTACAGAAGCAAGATACTTTCCAAGAACAACACCAGGATCTGCATCAGCTTCAGGTTTCCAAAGTTCTGTTAGTTTCGGAACCAAGGACCAAAATTCGTTTACAAGAGAATTATAATCTCTTGATGTGTAACTTATGAGCCCGTTTTCTGCCATTTGATGTATCCTCCTTCGTTAGGTCAACGAATTGAAATAATCTACTATTGATTGCAAATCAGCTGTATCAATATTTAGTGTAGATCCGTATGTTGTTTTTATTGCTAATGTCATCTTTAATGACTGCTGATTATCTTTTGTTGTTTCTACATCAGATGTTCCTGTAAATAATAAGCCGTCTGAAATCTGAGTTTCGTCAGGAATTGAACAAGGTTCATGCAGTCTAAGCTGAGAAACTATATTGTCTTTTATTCTTTCTTTCTGATTAGCTGTGTTGTACTGCCATAAGTACTTCTTCAATCCTACTCCAAAATTTGGGTTCATATATAACTCAGTTGGATCAGTTAATATTAGAAGTTTTGACCTGTTTACAACTGATTGATTATCTTCTATAACAGAAACTTTATTTCTAGCAACATCAAACATTGATGGCCAAGCTAATGAATTTGTGTACATTTTTAATTCACCTCAATCTATAGTGTTCAATCCTGCAGGTGAATACTGCCCACCAGTTAATCCTAAAACAAGAAAATCATTTGGAGTATCATTTAGTGATGATAATGCAACTACTTGACCTCTCAATGGAGTGTTAGGCAAGAGCAATGATTGATACCAAGGAAGGTTCTCCTCATTTACGTAATTTCGTATGTTTGCGCCTTTATACTCTTTCTTATTCATAGGACCATGTATAGCAGGAATCCTTACTTGAATGAGCATTGTTCCTTCATTTGTATATTGATAGTTCATTGCATATCCGTATACTATCATATTTCATTCACCTCAATATTGGTGTCAATTTCTTCCAGAAGTCTGATGCAAATCCTTGACGCTTAGAAGATTGATAATCCATGTTTGCAGGCCTTTCATAGCATCTTACAAAAACATCTGCAGCTTTCCTTGCGCCTTCTTCTGTATTTGGAAGCTGAGACAGATACTCAACTAATCCAAGATTTGATCCGTAGTACCACTTTACAAGACTCTTGTACCAAGAGTAGTTTTGATCAATGTAATGAAATAAAAATTCACATTGTCCTGATAAATCTGTCTTCCAATCGCTTCCAACGAATTGTAGAAAAGCTTGCCAGTTAACTCCGTTCCACATACACATACCGCCGGAATACTGACCGTTGCTGTCCATTATTGGACCTAACGATATGTCCAATCCGCATTCTGCATATATGTTAGCTACAATACCTACTCCAGATGAAGATGGCAGACCCTTTGTCATACAGAATTTAACTATCTCTCTTGCAACAGATTCAACATTACTTAGATCTAAATCTGAAGAAACAATGTAGCTTGAAGAACCTAGAACACTAGGAGCAGCAGCATTATACATTGCAGTAAACAACGATGTATAGTTAACTACAGATAATTTGATATCAGATGTTTTTATAGAAGGTTCTGAGGAGGAATTCAAGTATCCTATCTCTCGTATTATTGAATCTTGCTTTGTATTTTCGTAATCATATAGAGGGCCAATGTACCCGGATGATCCACTTCCTAACCCCCCAACAAACCCTCCTACCTTTTCCCAATCAGGTCTGTAGTATCCGTTTATGCAACTATAGGTGTAATCATAATTATGCGTAACAACTTTTCTCTTTGTATTGCTTCCTCCAGGACCTGAGTTTCCTTCTATTGTATGAACAACTGATCCGTCAAATGATTCTACAATACCTATATGATCCGAATAGTATTTGTCCTCTCCTGAATATGATGACCTGCTGTCCCATCTATAAACGATCATATCCCCTGGCTGAGGTTTGAAATTTGTTCCGTGCCATGGTCCTGTGTAAAACTCTCCCCAGCCATTTGCTACACCTGTTCTGCATAAGCTTCCAGCACCATAGTCAGTAGGGATTATTTTTTCTAGTACTCCTACAGCTTTTGCGCAAGCTACAACAAATGCTGCACACCAAGGTTGAGGTTTTGATAATCCAGATGTTGTCCATGCCCATGTTCCATCCTGACCTATCTTTGATCTAGCAACTTGCAAGAATTTTGCTAATACATTATCTTCTGAATTAGCGGATGAGCTTACAGCAGGATTGTATATGAATCCTTGGAATGTATATGCGTTGCTTGCATAGTTATTTGGTGATCTTGTAGATGTCCACCAGAAGGCAGATGATTTCCAGCCGCTTTCAGAGGTAACAATTGAACCATCTGAATTTATTTTCTCGACTATTGCTACATGACCGGCTGCTCCTGGCTTTGCCCAACAAGCTACAGCACCTAATGCGGGTTTACTTCCCCTCTTGTATCCATCCTGTGTATAGCTGTACCATGTTCCGGCATTACCTGTACATAGTTTAGGCTTTTTTCCTAATATCTCCCAGAACCTGCCCCAAGCATATGTTGTGCAGTTTGGCATACCATATGAAGGATAAAAAGGGCTACCTTCGTACCAATAGTAGTCTCCTTTATTCGGTGCAGTTGTTCTAGGCTTGAAAGCCATAAATAATCACCTCATTGATTATTGTATGCAAAGAACATAGGTGTAAGAAGTTCAGTTATATTGTTAAAAGCATCTATATGGTCATCAATCCATAGCAACCAGTCTTCTGAATCCTTCTCCCAGTCTATCTTCTTTAATTCTTCACGTTTAGTGTATATTCCTATCTGACCCTTAAGTCCAAGTTCTTCTAATGTTTCTTTATATAACTTTAGAATTTCATCGTTCTTTGTTTTGTTGCTAGTGAATGACGGAACTACCCAAAAACCTAAATTCGGATGAAATGATTTTACAGCAAGATATACCTCGTACATCTCTTCTTTAGCTTCTTGTAATGTTCTTGCTCTTCCGTTGAAGTACATACCATATAGAAGATTTTCATCTTGAATCATCTTTATTTGATTTATCAAGTTAGGATTTCGGAATTCAATTTTTGAATGCGTTGAATCAAAAAGGTAACCTAATTCAACAACCACTCCTATTACTCCAAGTTCCTTTATCTTCTTGAAGTCTATTGATTTTACTTTTCTATTTATTGTTATCACGTATGGATCTATCTGTTCAGGTGACGGAAGTATTCCTCCGTTTACAGCTAAAGCATAAGCGGTTGTTGTGTCGGCAGGCATGCTTGAATCTATACTTATATTTACCGACGATGGTGAACCAGTAGGATTGTATGAAGGGTCAGATAAAATTTTATTTACTTGATTAGCGATATCCGGAAATCTTGCCTCTAGATACGGTCCAGGGCATCCTGTATCAGAATACCATTTGTGCATATGCAAGTTTCCAGATTTGTCACCTGTATAGTTCAATCGTTTTATTCCGTTTCGCTTGCAAATATCAGCAACAAGTTTTATCAACGATTTGTATGAAACATCGCTTACAGGCCATTCACCACCGGCAACACTATTTGAAACTTCTATTGTTACTGCTCTGCAATCAATCTTTCCGCTTGATGTTGCCCATGACCTGTTCTTTTCTTCTACATAAAGACCAATGTCTCCATCTCTACCTATTCCATAATTTGAAGATGCTCCATTTGTACCAGATTTGAACCAGTTACCGCAACTTTCTGCAGACATTACACCCGCCATGTGATGAATAACAATATGATCAATTACTCCAGATGGATTGTTAAATCTGCCATCTGTTCTGCTGCCATAATTTTTTGTTAATATCTTGACTGTAGCTAAATTACTATTTGAGTAACTAGGCAATTTTACTCACCCTCCCCCATGCTTGCAGTTTCTGCTAAAAATGAAGGAGGGAGCTTGCTAAAATCTGTTATGATTTCAGTAGAGTAATCTCCTTCTAGAGCATAATTGCTGTATTTTTTATCCATTGATGAGTAAAAATTATATGAACCGTCAAGAACTTCTATTGGGTCATTTGGATGAAAAGCTATTGACTTGTATATGAATGTTACACTAAGCGGATTATTGTCTGTTCTCAAATATTCAAAATGTAAAAAATCGTCTGTTGTTCCTAAGATTGTGCCCTTTCGGATAAGTTGCCCAGGAACAACAAACGACTCTCGGATCATGCTATACAAAAAACAAATTGTCTTATCATATTGAATCAGGACCATATTTCCATTTGTGTACTTTGCTGCATCAATAACAACACCGTCACATATAGAATAAACATTTTTACACTTTATGTTTACTCCTGTGTGAACATCGTATCCGGTTTTTCCAAATCCATACTTTGTCCCTACTTCAGGATATTCTATATCAGTGTTTGTAAGAACGCAATTTAGTATTTTCATTGTTGTCACCATTAAATATATGTCCCTGACATATATGTGAAGTCAGGATAGATTGTTCCGAAATCAACTTTTGAAGTAGAGATTATGTTTTTTGTTTTTGCATACGAAAGTTTAGGATATGAGGAACTTCCTCTTATTAGTATTCCTTGCTGCGCTGCAACCTGATTAGCTGAGCTCATAACTAGTCTTTGTAGCTTCAATGTTGTAACGAATGTAGAACTGATATCATGCGAAACAGAAATTATGTTATATATTCCAGTTATAGGAGATATTGTGTTTCCCGACATTACAAGTAAAGATATGGGCTGAGCGATATTGTATTTCTTTGTGCTACCGGGAATGGTAACTGTAAAGTCTCCACTGAATTGTGAAGCAATTGCATTCACATCATTTATGATGTTAGCGGATTGAAATACATCTGCAAGTGTGCTGCTCCAGCTATTAACAACTTGATAATCTTGAACAATAGTGTTACCACTACCATCAACATTGAATCCAACTTGTGTATAGTTCATATCAGTCATGTTATATGCGACACCATTGTATGAACCTGACAATGTTAGTACATTTGTGTTAGCTGTACCGTACTCAAGAGTATCTTTGGTGTATGTTCCTAGAAGACCTGCGTTGCTCTTATAATGGATGCAACCTCTACTTGTCATGGTTGGTTCGTCTACCCAATAAGAGAAAGACGAACTTTGTGGCTTTGTATCTGTAAAACTTGTTTTTAAGAAATTTGAAAGCGGGCTTACTTTTCTGTTGTTGATAGCTTGACTAAGTTTTCTAACTTTGTAGCTATCAAGACCTGCAGAATCTCTAGAAGCATTGTAAGATTTTGACAGTTTGAGTAACCCTGGAAAAGTTTCATAATCGTCTTTCCCTGAATAGGTTCCTCTAACATAACTATTGAATGATGTTGTCATTGCTCCGTGATTAACAAGTGTAGGTTGATCGCAATGATCAATATCTAGATCATAGTAGTTAGTAGCTTTTACTGCTATTGCAAGACCTTCGACAACTGCCGATGGTTGTACTATCCCAGATAGCTCTGGAACTCTTAGTACAGGTAAACTTGTTTGTATTGCAAGCGAAGCATAACCTGTAATTGAATATTTCATGTATCTACCAGATGTAGAAACTTTGAAAGTTAGCGTAAAGCCCTGATATGATAGAGATTCTATTACACTTCCATTTTCATCTAACCATCCGAACAGGAATGAAACAGGTATTCCAGATGAATTTGAATAGTTGCTTGCATTTTGTGCTGATGTGTATAGAAGAGCTTCAAAAGCTGATATGTTTATTCTTCTTTTGTCATCTCCTCCAACAATGCAATCAAGAGTCCATTGAGTCATTGATGATATTTCGCTGTTGCTTAATGATAGAGATGTAAATGGGGAAGGTATCACTAGCCCATAGTCCGTTAGCGCCACGCCGGCCAGGAAAAAATTGCAGAATGGATGTTTAGACAATTAGGACACCACCTTATAGTTCAGGTGCTATTGAAAGAAGTCTTTCAACTTCCTTTCTAGTATTATCAGATAGGATCATCTTATTTTTGTTATCTTTATACCATTTGTTTGCAGTTGACTTTGGATCAAATACAAATTGAAACGAACTCCAGTCACATAGCATTTCGCAAATGTACTCAAATGGCATATCCATTGCTTTCACTTCTCCCCCATCTCTAATAAGGCACCAATACTGCCAATGATGAGGGTTTCTCTTTTGATGTAGTAACCAAGCTGCATCAAATGCGTTTGAATCTTTCTTGTTGTTTCTATCAGGATAGAAGTAATTCAAATATGCATCATATTCATCTTTCTGATATTTTGACTTATCATGATTAGAAACTAAATCAGCTACCTTTGTAATCTGATCAACATCTTCATCACTCTCGGTAAGGATAGCAGGATAGAGAATCTCGCGCCACGCTGTCTTTACTCCGTTTATGTGCTTCATAAGATATTCGTTGTATTCTGACTGACGAAGATTAGAAGATGCTCTAATGTATCTTTTCATGTATAATTACTCCTGTCCTAGATTCAATGAAGTTGCGGGGATAGACTGAAGGATTTCGCCTGTTTTGAACAAGTCGTAGAATGATGTAGGTATCATCAATTTTTGTCCTTCCTTGACAGTGAATCCATCCTCTATCCTGTTGAAGTATGAAATAACCCATGAGTATTCAGCAGACCCTAATGTGTCTCTTGCAATAAGATCTAATCTATTCTCATACTTATTAGGTACTTCGTAGTACTTAACATTCAGATTAGTTACAAAAGCATTTGGTGTTTCAAGAGTTGTTATTCTGTCATTAGATGTTGGAAGATGAATAACTTGTCTTAGTCCTCTGTATCTGGATACATGACTGTAGTCTTTACATACACTGTATTCGATTCCTCGCTTTTCAATTACCTGATAAGGTATCAATGTATTTTGTATGTACATTAAATCACCTGTTTCGTATAAATATTATAGATTTTCCAGATTTGTTTGTGTTTCGCATATGCGAGAAAAACACTTTCTCAAATAATTATACGAAACAAGCTTATAAATATACGATTTGATATTATCCAATCAATGGTTTGTTTCTTATGACGCTATGATTTAGCGCAATTTCAGAAACTTCTGTTATGTTGAAGGAAAGCTTAAAAGCAAGATACCAGCCGTCTAATCCGATTGGCCCATTCCAGTTAACTGAGCAATCTGTCATTACTCCTCGTATTAAGCATTTTCCCATAATGTATAAGGAAACTATTGGGCAATTTACAGCAGACCCATTGAAGTCAGGATAACAATTTGATTGACAATATCTTATCAAATCATTTGCTTTACCGTCTCTATGGTCTGTTGTCCACATATCTCTATGAAGTTGGAATTCAAACTGATTTGTTCTAGGGCCAGAACTTTCATATAGTTGCCAGGGTTCATATTGATATAGCATATCAGGCATCTGAGTATAGTTAGCTTTTCTGCCATCATTGTATTCTTCAGGGTAAGCTGGAATATCAATTCCAGTTGACTCAAGAGATGAATACAATGTTATATCCCCCCAAGGTAAATTGAAGAACTGTGTATTGCTTCCATTAGATCTATATCCTCTAACTATTTTAGAATTCCGTATATTACTTACTTCGTTAAATATTGAAGGGTCAATGTAATGAGGAGGGTTAGAAAGCATCGTCATTGCTTTCTTGTATACTGTTTTCTTTACCCCTTCATTGTTTCCTAATATGCTGTAAGATGTAGGAACTTCCATTGAATCAGGAATTTTTAGCATTCCAGGGAATGTTCCTAAAGTATCTAGAACTTTCCAGTCATCATCACTCTGAATAGATGCTTTTTCAAATACATCAGAATCACTCGTCATTCCGTTCAGTATTGTTGATTTTCTTTGCCAGGTTACTGACTTAGATGTACTAGAAACTGTCTGATTACATTTAGCAATAAAAGATCTTCCAATATTAGGAGTTCTTTCAATGTCGTTTGCAACAAGCAGTCTTTCTACATTTGAATCTCCAACAATAGATGCAAGATTCTGTAGTTTTGTATCATTGGTAAGTTGTAGATACTTCATGCGCTTTCACCTTCTTAAACACCTGCGGATTCAAGTCTCAAACTCTTTATCACATGAGGTTCTCCGAACATTGTTGCAGGTCTTCCGTCATATCTAGAATATGTTCCGTCCGGATTAAGAATTTTAACATATCTGTTTTCTTCTGTTATTTTCTTGATCCATTGCTTGCTAATAGATAAGCATTTCTTCTTAGCTTTTTCATTGAAGTCGTCATCTAAATTATCTAAATCTAACAAGACCAAAAGGTCGTGTCTATCAATGTCTGAAGAATGTTCTGAAACAACTACACCAAGCATATATGAATACACCCAGTCTGGTAGAACCTTTTTATCGTCTTTAGATTTCTTGAAAACGCTAATATGAAATCGTATTGTTTGGACAAGAGTTTCATATTGCTCTTTAAGCGATTCGTCTTTAACATAGTAGTTGTCAAAGAAGAATCCTTCATCGGAATCAGATTTCATGAATGCTTCTATCATTTCATCATCTGATATCATATGATAAGGATAGTCGGGAAGATAGCCTTCCCGAGTATACTTTATCTTGATGTAGTCGTGAACTAAGCTCATCCGATTATCTTCCCTTCAAAAGGATGGAAGGACTCGGTTGCCCAACCATCAATCTCTGTACCGTAGCTTACGCCAACAACATTTGTAACATGATCCACATTTGCTAGGAATGAAATTGTTCCAGGCTCAACATCCTCATCATTTTTGTTCCATTTCTGCGATAAAGCTGTGAATTTTGTATCTATCACTACATACCCTTCAGGTTCATCTGACGCATAAGCAGAAATGAACTGACCGTCTATCTTCACTTGCTTAGTCAATCTATTCCTAGGATACTGTAGTAACAAGTTGTTTGGTAGGTTGAAAGTAGAAACAATGATTGATTTACCATTTGACACGTTTCCAGTAGTTCTGTTCTTTACTAGAATTCCTGCTCCTAGAATAGATCCATCGGTATTGAATGTTAAACTTTGAAGAGCATATAGATAATGTATGTCGTTATCTACCGTTTCGTTCCAATAGTCTATGTCATTTGTTTGCGATATTGAATCAAGAGACATAACAGTCATACCGGAAACAGTTAAGTTGCTATCTGATTCATCAAACTGTCTGTACCATAACTTCAATCCATCAATATATGTTAGATTCTCAATCACCTCTGCATCGTACCATAAGCTACAATTAGACAAGTTTATAGCCGGACCTTTATCTTTACTAGGAGTCAATGTAGAATTTATCTTTATCTTCTCGCAATTGACTATATTGATAATTGTTTTTGAATCAGCCTCACCTGAAAGATTTATATTTACGCCAGTTCCGAATCTGCTGTCAATGTTTCGAATAGTAATTATTGACGCTTCATCTTCTTTAGGTAACTCCAAGGTAATATTTATCATACCGTTGTACTTACTATCGTTCAATGTATCGGAAGTAGGAAATGCGACACGATCGTTTACGTACTCATCAAGTTGTTCTTGAATGGACTCTGTTGTAAGCCCATTTCCAAACTCTTGATCTGCGCCAAGCTGATAGGCGAGCGTGCCTGTACGAAGTAGAGCATAATCTAGCAATCTAAGATTACCATTCTCGTCTCTATAAACATATCCACCATCTAGTTTCGTATCAGGTACATTTAAGAATCCCCCAATTGATTCTTCTGTTGCTAGATTGATTTCGCCAGTTAACCAAATAGGATCTGAATACATCTTATCTGCATTCTTTGCTGAAACGGTGTAGAAATAATATGTTGTATCTACTGCCTGTGTATCCTTATCTACCTGGTCATATTTTATTACGATGTAGGATGAACCAATTGCTCCTCTGTAGTTGCTAGTAGCTACTTGAAGCTGATTGTTGTACTTTGCTACAGCTTCATCAGAAGAACCAGTTTCTGGAATTGGATCGTTCTTATCAGATGACCATTCAAACTTAGCTATTTGCAAATCAAGCCCGGAAAGAACATGACCAGTCTTGTTGCTCACCTTGAACTTAAATTGAGTAACAATTCCATCAATGACTATATACAATGTAGAAGGAGATTTAGTTGAATCCGAAGAAGCAACAACTGAGTTATCTGTTCCTACTACTACATAATCTCCTATGTTCCAACTAGAACTTATAGGAGGTAGCTCTTTTCGTGTTTCATCCGTTATACTATCAATGTATGCTCTTTGTTTTCCTTCTAGAATCTTTGTATGAATCTTTTCAAAAGCATCTTTTATCTTCTGAGTGTAAGCATGGTCAACGGTACCTGCAGACCCAGATGAGTAATCAGCTTTAGGAAGCTTCATTATTCTTGGCTGATAATATACCCGCTGACCATCTGTGTTCTGCATTCCGTCAATTTGTTTATGAGGAAGAGCTAGAACTACATTTCCACTTGTGTCAGTTCCGAAATTTGCATTAGTTATAGAAGGCTTTTCTGTTGTAGCTTTGTTGTAACTCTTATCCCATACAATCAAGCTATCTGTTATGTTGCACCAGGTGTCTTTTGTTGCTGAGCCTTTACCAGAGAATCCGTATATGTATCCCGGATTCAATCCATCTCGATTGATATAGTTATCAGACATCAGCTTGCTAATATTTGTAATTCTATCAGCATCTAGATATCTACATTTATCAGGATAATTCTGAGATATGTTTGTTACTCTGCCATTCTGATAAATGATGTCACCTAACTTAATATGAGCTGTAACTTGCCCCTGATCATCTTTGCAGTCAATAGGAAGTTTGAATTCTGATTTAGGCAGAATAACTACCTGAACTCCTTCAAAGTAATTTTTCTCTTCTGCAACCATTGCTCCAGCCATTGTTTCTGTTGTACTGTACATTGCACGAAGCCCAACAGATAGCTCTCCTAGAAGTGGTTGCATAGAATTCTTTCTTAGCTTCTGATTCGCCTCACCTATATCAATCTTTACAGGTACAAGTGATTCGAAGTAGTGACCGTTGATGACAGCTCTACCTTCTGTTATCATTAGAACTTGGCTGTCACCGGAAGCTATCTGTCCAGAACTTGTTGTAGTTCCAACCAGCTTAAAATCATCTTCTGAATTAACAAAAGACTGACCAACCATATAATGGATTCGCTTATTACTCTGAATAGGGCCTACTTCCACGCTTTCTCTGGAACGAAGGTTGAATTCAGTCATTAGCTGACCACCTGTATTAGAGTTAGCTAATGGGAATATGTTTGTTGTTCCTGTTGAGAATCTTATAAAATTCATTTATCGCACTCTCCTATCAAGTGGATTCATAATTAAATGTACCTGTTGCCATTGCTGCGATTGCATCGGGAAGTGTAAGCTTGCCAGATGTATTATTCTGCTGCATTATGCTCTGAACAACTATTAGAATCTGGCTCAGTATTGCATTTGTTTGCAATGTAGGATCAGTCAGGTCTGTTGCAGCTGTTAGTGCATCTGCAAGTGCGTAGATAGCATCGGAAGATTTATACTTCTCATCATTCTGTATTTTAGTTACAGCTGCGTGGTCATATGATTTACTATATAGAATGTGATTCACGAAGTAATCATCAAAGGCTTGTTTGAACTCTGTGTTCTTTGCAAGTATCTTAGCAATTAGATCGTTTCCTGCTGTAGTTAGATCTATCATACTTTGCATTTGACTGTCTGCGTTCAATGAGAATGTATCGAAATATTCTAGACCCTTGTCCCAGAAGGTTTCTTCTTTCTTTGCTTTTCTTGCTTGTTCTTGTCCGCCCTTAACTCCTTCTTTTGCTTCAAAATATCCCTGAAGGTCTGCTTCTGAATATCCTAAAGTATCTAACGCTTTTTGATAGTTAGATATTCCGAAGTTTCTTGCAGTTGATACCCACTCATCGTATGTCTTACCCTGTTCAACGAAACTGTCGATAGTGTTCATCATCCTATCGAAGTTTGATTGAAGTATCTGCTTGTTCTTTTCCTCTGCTGACTTTTCATTAGAAGAGGTAGAACTTCCAGAAGACACAGACATTGCTTTGTTCTTTATCTGCAGACCGTAACCTTGACTCTTTCCTAATGTGCCCCATTGATACTTGCTAGACGGTCCATGATTGTATGGATTCTTCCTATCTGTTCCAGAAAGCAGAAAACTTGATATGCCTTGTATTGCAAGCTGGCTCAAATATGCACCAGGAGAAAGAAATGCTGATGTAAAATCACCTATTGCATACGCGGTTCTACCTGCAGCCTGGGCACTGTAATATGAAGACTCTCCGCCTAGAAGCTGAACAAGGTTAGGTGTTAATTTAAGTTCTTTGCCTCTTGTTGTAAGATTATAGAAAGATCTAGCATTACCTTGGCCTACTTTACCAAGTGATAGAACCTTTGCTACATCATCCTTTAGAGCGTTACCTTCTGCAACAGATTGTGCTACGTTTGATACAGTAGTTATCAGCCATCTTATTGGGTTCAGGATATTCATTATGTTCTTGATAGTATTTTTGATACCAGCTAAGAACTCTAATGCCGAACCCTGGATTTCTACTCCATAAGTAGTCTCCTGAAGCTGCTGAGCAATCTGTTCATCCCACATATGCTGCTGAATAGCTCTTGCAGCTTCATTGTCCATTACAAGTGATAGACCGTTTTCTATCATGTACTGGTTTATCTGCTGGTTCTTTAATATATCAGCATTAGTTGTAGACTGACCAGATTTAAGATTAGAAATGTTCTCATTAAGAGAAGCATTTGATGTATTCATATTTGTGATTGCTTTTGCAAGATAGTTGAAGTCAACTCTTGCGAATGCATCCATCGATACTCCGAATACATCTGAAAGTCCCTCTGCAACCTCCATGAAGTTGTCATTGGACATATTCTGCATCTTCGCTAAGTTAGTGAAGAGTGTTGAGAATACTTGTTGAGGGTTATTTACTAAAGCTCTTAAGAAATCAGTATTTCCTGCGTTGATTCCTGCAAGCGACCTTAATGCAACAATTTGAGAAGAATTACCACCTGTCGCTGCTTTTACGATTGCATCAGTCATTGAAGATGCAAGGTCAGGAGCAATTGCACCTGTTATAGCGGATACTGCAGTAAGTACAGATGATAGCTGACCTGCGTCTCCTTGTTTAGCTGCTGTTGTTATCTTTACAGCTTCTTCAAATAGAGACGAAGCATCCTTTAATCCGGTACTAAATCCTCCTGCAAGCTGTCTACTAGAATAAAGAAGATTACTTGCAAAATTTTCTAGCTCAGATGTTGCATATGATATTGCTTCTATTTCAGACTTTCCATTCTTTATTGCATTAGCTGCAAGAGAAGCATATGTTGATGAATACTGGAAGAAGTCTTCTGTAGGTATAGCAGCATTTAGCTTTGTTGCTAAATATGCAAATTCTTCTGCTACTTTACCGCTTAGCCCAGATTCAAGAACTTTTGTAAGATTTGATGTTATATCGGAACCGCTTACGTATTTTGCTAGACCTTCTTGTCTAAGTCTTTCAGAATACGAAGCCATCAGATCTTGAAGATCTGATTTTGTATAACCTTGTGTTTGGTTTATTGTTCTTAGGTTCGCATCCCAAGCGTCATAAACCTTTTGAGCAGCATCTTCAAGAATTTTGAACGGCTGTTCAATGATTGTCTTTACATCAGCTTCAAGTCTTTCTTTAGAAAGCTGCGCTCTTCTATCTTCAGAAGCTTGATCTCTTTTTGCGCTGTCTTTCAGAGATTTACCAAATTTCTTTGCGCCTTCTATTGCAGGGCCTAGTGCTTCTGAGAAAAGTTCTATTGCAACAAGTGCAGCAGCTATTACAACTGCGTAAGGTCCTGCAGCAGCAGCCATTGAAGCAATTCCGCTTGTTGCTGCAGCAGCAGAAGAACTCATTGCAGTCATTGCTGTTGCACCTGCTTCAGCAGCGGTTCCTACAGTTGCTGCGCCTTCAGCCATTGTAGCTGCAGCACTTGCAGCAGCTTCACCAGCTCCTGCAGCTGAGGCAGCCCCTTGGCTTGATCCGAAGAAATCACTTACTATTCTTCCGGCTTTTCCTAAAGTAGAAGATGTTCCGGAAGCTGTTTGTGCTGCTGACTGCCCTTTGAACTTACCAGCTAAGTTCCTTAGAGCATCACCTGCTGCAGATTTACCACCGTATTTGTCTGCACCTTTTTGAAAAGCATTAGAAGCAGATTCAAATATCTTTTGTTTTGCATTATTGAGCTTACTAGTTACTTTCTGTCCAAACTTTGTGCTCTTAAATGCGTTCATTCCAACTTTTCCAAGCTGGTTTCCAAGTTCACCTGGTAGGTCTTCTATGCTTACTCCAAAGTCTTTTGCGAAGCCTTGAACGACACTCGCCATTTGATCTTTGAAGTCTTTTCCTAGAATATCTTCCCAGAACGCATCTTCAAATCCATCGCTGAAGCTTCTGTATGATCTCTTTCCAGATTTTCCACTTCCAACGTTCTGTGAATATTGTTCACCAAAGTGACCCTTCTTCTGACCAAATTGATCACGAGCGGATGATTGAGAGAACCCGCTTGCTTTTTGAAGGATCTTCTTTGTTGTTTGATCTATGGACTTAAGATAATCTTTTACTGAGTTAAGATTATCTTGGTTGTTATTATTTTGTTGCTGATTTTGATTTTCATCATTTAATCCTTGAGATTCAGAAACAAATCTTGATGTTTTATTTTTCTTATTGTTATCAGCCATGTTGTTTCTTCACCTCTCAATCTTCTTTTCTAGTTATCATATTCAGAATTTCTGTTTTATGATAATATATAAGATTTCTGGATATTAAATTAGAGACGGGACTTTTACATCCCGTCCCTTATTGGAGGAAAATATCTATTTTAGTTTCTTACCTTGATTTAGTCTCTTTTCTCTTTCCCGAAGCTCTTTTTCAAATGACTCTACATATTTCTTTCTCACGAATATTGGTTGATCCATGAGCCATTCAGCAGAAACAGCTCCTTCAGAAGCTCTTGAGATAAATAGTGTTTCGTCAATAATGTTTTCATACATTTGTTGACGAATCTCCATGTATGTTTTATTCTGGCCGTTTACTTCTATCGTGCTTCCATTGCCGTAAATCGTCCAAGGTTGGGCGAAAAAATCTTTCATCTACTAGAGCTAAAAATGCCGCTTCATTGCTCCCGCATCTAGGACAAGTGCAGCTACCACCAGCTCTTAGACCGTAGTCTGTAAGCTCTGCTACTCTATTCTTTAGTACAATGTAGTCAGCAGATGATAGCTTATTCTTAATTGATACTCTTACATCGATAGGAGTCATGTTCTTTTCATCTCCCATAGATGTAATCATGTAGCAGATTCTTGAAAGCTCTCTGTTAGGTTTTCCGGTAGGGCTGATAAATTGTTTATCTTTATATGAGTTTAATGCTTGCTGCATCGTCAGCAGATGTAGCTCTACATCACCATTAAAATCAAGGAATTCATCAGCTTTGATCCTAAGTTTATTCTTGAAGTTTTCTGGAAGCGGCTTGCATTCTACAGATGTCAAGTTTACTCTATATTCTCCGTACATCTGTCCGCATTTATCACAGAAGATAGAATTTGTTGTGAAATATGGTCCGTAGTTTAGAAGCCTTAAGCATCTACAAATCCATTGGTAATCAATTTCGAGAAGTTCTTTTGTATCGATTTTCTCTTCAATTGCGGAAGGGAGGATCTTGTCTATCATTGTTTGATCAAAATCTTCGCTTCCTACATAATCCAATTCAGATGCTGTCGGAATGTTCTTAAGTGTAAGTTCATCTGGAATGTTTTTATACAGCCCTGCGCCTAGAAGCTGTATTTTTTCAGATAGCGCCATAAAGTAAAACCTCCAAAAGTTTTGTTTGGTTCTGGTGAATTTTTATGACTCACCTTCATTTGTATACAAGGTTCAAAACAATGAGCAGCTAATTTATAGCTGCTCATAATTATTATCCTCATGAAATTGAGATCCTAACAACGTTGTTGTTGAAAAGATTCTCGTTTCTTAGTGAATTATATTCGTCACAAAATCGTTAATATTATTCATCTCACCTAATCTTAACAGAGATATTGTAGTATCCTTGTCCACAGTCATCCGTTTCAAGATGAAGTTCTACTTCCACATTGTACCTAAATTTCTCTAGAATTTCACGATATTTCTTCTCTACATCCTTTGTGCACCGTTCAGCTAATATAACTGGGCAGCTGTATTCTCCGGATTAAGCTGCATATCTTATAGAATCAGCAATTTCAAAGTAAGGTATGATCATTGAATTTTACCTCCTTTTGATACTGAAGAAAATTTTCGTATTCTTCTTTTGCAGCCGCCAAAGCATATTCCAATCGCTCAACGCAACCCACAAGGTACTGTTTGTACCAAGCCTCAAACTCTCGCTTGGCGTTTTCAATGTTGTCGGATTTCAAAGTATCGTGGTAACTCACTCCACCACAACAGCCACCCCAAATGAATTTGGCGCCCTTGAATCGTCGCTGTCTCTCTTCCTCGGTCCATCCGTAAACATACTTGACAGATACTTCCTCAATATAGAATTCGTAGTTCCGACTTTCGTCGTAGCAAAACTTGTAGGAGCCGATTTCAGGTTCGTCATACCACCAATATTTTTTTGTTATTTCCATGTTTAACACTACTTACACCAGATCGTTGTTGCAACGATATTCGATATACTCCTCGCACTTTACCTTTTGCTCGTGACCGATAGGCATATACATGACCCGCCAAATGCCGCTGAGTTCAAAGGGCTCGGATACTCTGACGTTGTTCTCTTTCATCCATTGGACGAAGCTTTCGACAAACTCCTTTTTCATCCCAACCATAAGCCATTTCACGGTATTACCTCCGAATTTGAATTCTATTGATTTGTTGATTACTTCAAATCCTCTAAACCTTCAATACTTCTCATTGCCTCACAAGTGCGGTCCCAAGCCTCCTGATAGGTCTTTGCACCGTTTTCAAAAGGGGGATAAAGAACCAAAGAATTCCACGTAGAGTAATGAGTATCATAATAATAATTCTTAGAAGAATCGAGCATTGTCAATCGATACTGAAGATACATGCTCTTCTTGATATAATGATAACGAGTCATGTTTTTACCTTCCTTTCTCACCTTTCAGTAACTAACTCTGCATCGAGTAAGGCAAGTTTCCTTTACTCCGTTGTATTCGCCATTGGATTTAACTGTGCCTTTGATGGATTTTACTTTCTCTTCATCACACCCAGAAGAAGCGAACCAAGAGTAGACGTTGCCTTCTTTGTCTTCAAACTTGTAAAGATGAGTGGTTCCGTACATGTTATCGAAAGAAGTGATGTACTTGAAGTTGACAACTTCAAATTGTACCTTGTCGCCTTCGTTGTACTTATGAGAAGACTTCTGAGCAGCCTTTGCTCTTTCAGCAGCTTCTTTGCGCTTCTTGTCTTCGATATCTTTGTGACGCATGTAGGCCTTGATTGAGGAAGTAACGAATCCGAGATCACTTCTTGCGAAGTAATCGTTGAAAAAGATAACCTCCAGGTTGTGCATGTAAGGATCAGTCTCGTTGGAAAGGTGCTTGCACCAATTGATAGTTTCTTCTGCAAGCTGTTTGCTTTCTTCTGTAACTTCAAAATCACAATCAAGCATCTCCTGCTTGATGGATTCGCTACCCATGAACTTTCTATCCAATGCGTCAACCTCGAAGTAGGTGAAAGCTCTGGTTGAAGTAGGATAGTTGCTGTAGCTGTTTAAGTATCCAAAACGCTTGACGCATTCTGCTACGTAAGGAAGATATTGAGAAATGTACCAATAAGGCTTGCCCCAACTTCCTGAATAGGGAGCTTCACCTTCGATCAAGTTATCGAAGAAGCTGATGTATCTTGTTACATCTTCTGCGCTGAGCCCACAAGTGAAATCCTTTAGGCAAGAAAGGCCTACCTGCTTCCACTCACCTGTGATAGTGTTACGAACGAGGCAAGTCTTGCTACGACGACGCTTACTGTTGCAATGTTCGCAAATCGGATCCGAATTGAAGTAACGAGTAGGAATCTCTGCGTCTTTGTTGAAAGTACGGATGATGTTTCCGCCTTCCTTATGTTCGATAGACGCGATAAACTCCCAATCATTGAGCTTAGCAGTTCCCTCTGCTTCTACAAGAATGAATCTGCAGTTTCTCTGATTTCCTTCGTCATCTGTTACCTTTCGGATTTCACTTCCGACTACCTCAAACTTGAACTCACATCCGAACTTCTTGCACTTGTTTGCGATTGTCGTGATCTTCTTCTGAAGACGATCGAAATTCTCTTCGTAAATTGCGTACTGAGCCATTTTGTTACCTCCAGGTTTGAACCTTCTTGATGTGTTGAGGGCCTTTGTTATTGTGTATATTATATAACGATTCTTGTGAAAAGTCAATAGGGTTGACCTTCGTTAATAGTTTCTTAATAATTTACATAGAAAAAGGCAGATTTCTCTGCCCTTTCAATTTTACTTACCAGTTGAACCAAACCCGCCATCACCGCGTTCAGTATCAGATAAGTTTTCTACTACTTCAAGATTTGGATAAATATATGGTACAATTACAATTTGTGCAATTCTATCTCCGAAGTTAACTTCTCTTACATCAAATGAATCATTATACAAGCAGACCTTAATTTCTCCTCTATAATCACTGTCTATTACGCCAACACAATTAGCAGGACGAAGACCTTTCTTTGTTGCAAGGCCAGATCTTGCAAAAACAAGCCCTACATATCCATTAGGAATTTCCATTGCAATTCCTGTAGTAATCATACAAGACTTACCAGGAAGGATTACTGTTGCATCACAAGCAAATAGATCATAACCTGCTGATCCATCTGTCCCTCTTTTAGGCTCAATAGCCTCAGGAAACATTTTCTTGATTCTTACCATATCAATTTTATTACAATTACAACTCATATTGTCATTCTCCTTTACAGTTACAAATTAACTCATCGAGTTCTTAAGGTTTCTTTTAATCTTTTAGTAATCTGCTTTTCTAATTTCATGCAACCATAAAGAAAAGCTTCCAAAGGATTGGATGCTTCCTTATTTTTTCTACCAGACGCAATGCTACCTCTGCATTCACGTTCTCCCAGTTCCCAGTATCAATTACGTATCCATTTTCAGAGATAATCAAATGTGGTATCTTTCGTCCATTTGGTTTTCCCTGTAAATGACACCCATTTGCTGAACTCTGACAAGCAACTCCACCAGCTTTTCCTTAACATCCATCAGTCAGTCCTCCTGTTCCACGCTTCGATCGCTTCTGAAATTGATGATTTTTCTTTTGTGCAATAACTACATCTTGGGCAAGTTATCCGATATATAGTTTGATTGCTTTGAAAATGTCCGTATGGTATTATTCTACCTCCTGAATATTTGAAGTTTTCAATACACCAAAGTCTTAGCAGTCCTATCCAAACATAGCAGAGCTAATACCTACCCAATCATCATAGGCAATGATAGGATCTCTTAAGAGCGTATCCGGTGCAACCTTATAGATTTCGCTAATATTGAAGACATCTCCGCAACATCCGCAGATAATTTCATCTCGGTAAGCAATACCACCTTTATAGCGTCCTTTCTTATAGTCCCAAAACTGTACCTGTGTAGGAACATCAAAATAATCATACTTCATAATGAATTATTTCCCCGAATTTGAATTCTATTGATATGTTAATTACTGTCTACATTGTATATAACGATTTTTTGATCTAGAAGTGTGTTCGTTTCCTCATGTGTCTTTTTCACATCAATTATCCTTTGGTTTGAGCTACCTCTAAAAGGAAGCGAAATGTCACGAAGACTCTCAATATACTTCCCATCAACTACTACATCTACAGGAAAGAAATATTCTCTCAAATCAAACTCATTTCCTGTATATATCCAGATATCTTTCTTGCTTCCAAACTCATGCTTTACTGCTCTGCATATATCAATCACTTTTGATCTGTTTCTAGGAGACATTGGGTCTCCTCCAGAAATAGTTAGACCTCTGATATAAGGCTTTGAAAGACATTTAATGAGATAATCTAACGCGTCGTTATCAAATACTTCTCCAGCTGAATAGTCATGAGTCTGAGGGTTATGACAGCCTTTACAATTATGGTCACATCCTGATACCCAGAGGACAACTCTGAATCCTATTCCATTTGCAATGTCGCATTTAGATATTTTAATGTAATTCATTTCAGTACCACCTTAGAATGAATCGTGTTTTACTCGCATTTCTACTTCTTGCTGCTTACCCTTATTGAAAGATGTCTTATAATCGTTGGTTAGATAGCCAGTTACTCTTCTCAGCCTCTTAATGTCCTTGCTACCGCACTTAGGGCAAGTATCATTCATTTCATCGCAATATCCGCATTCCATACATTGATCATTGGGTACGTTTATTGCAAAATAAGGAATATCTTTATCCATTGCATAGTTTACAAGAGTCTCTAGAGCGTCTAGGTTATGCTTACAACTGCTTCCCAACTCTACATAAGTTATACACCCAGCGTTTGAATAACCTGTTAGCTGAGATTCAATGTCTATCTTTTCAAATGGATCAACATCTTTCCAAACAGGAACATGTATAGAATTAGTAAAGAATTCCTTATCTGATACATCCCTTATTACACCATACTTCTCCTTGAACTTCTTCATTGCGGTATAGCAAAGATTTTCAGCAGGGGTGTAATAAACACCAAAGTTAAGATGATAGCTCTCTTTGAATTCCTTGCATCGTTTGTTGAAAAGATACTCAATTTCTTTTGCAAAATCCATACCTTCTCTAGTTGTATGGTCGCATCCAATAAGTATCTGAAGAGTTTCAGCAAGTCCAATTTGACCAATAGCAAGAGTTCCATGTTTAAGAGCTGATTCAATTCCTTCTTCGGGAACATATCCTGCCATCAAATTGTTTTCATACATGAACTTAGCTGAATCTGGAGATTGACTGCAAATCCACTTGTATCTTTCAATCAATGAATCTCTTGCATCCGATATTGCTTCGTCTAAAATAGAAAGGAATTCTGATTTCAAATCATATTCAGATTCTGATGAATTTGACAAATAAGCCAAGTTTTTTATTTTCTGTTTAGCTTCCATAGCCAAAGTAGGAAGAATTATAGTTGTAGGGCAAATATTCCCTCTTCCGTCTTTTAGCTGTCCTAATCCGTTTATATCGTATCCGTTAGCTGTGCGACAATTGTGCATAATTATGTCTGAACCAATGAAACTTCCTGTTTCAGTTCCAATGTCATAGCTATCAACAGCTTCCCAATGCCAGCAAACATCTACAACAGATAGCTCAAGTCCGTCTGCCCTGTACAGTCTATCACCGGGAATGAAAGTATCTGCTCGTCTGAATCTGGAACCATCCCATAGCGGATGATCTTCGGTTACAGATAAGTCAAATAGTTTTCCAAATTGATCATATATGATATGCATCATTTGAGGGGTATTTAATTTATCGTTTTTGAAAATATGATTAACCTTAACCCACTTGTTTCCTCTATCCAGAACTTTTATGTCAAAATCCTTCAAGTCAATTATACTTTGATCTACAGACAGATCAAATCTGAATACAGGCTTTTCATATATTCTAGGATATTTACGAGATTTTATTTTGTAGTAACGTTTAGCTGTTCCTCTTACATTTATATTAGGAACTGTCATTATATATTTCTTTTCTGCTTCTTTGTAGTCTTCGGTATATTCTAATACTTCAAATAGATAATTGCTAATATCCGGATCTGAGAATTTCATTCCGCAGTCCGGTCCGCCTTTTGTACGAATCTCTACTTTGTGCTCATTCCATCTCTGACGCATGTTCCTTGACGATCCAATATATGATACATCTTGAGGTAGATATGTTATCTTATAAACTCCTGGAAGCGGTTTGCAGTTTTTGAAACTGTGATCTTGAACATGCTTAGTGCTTCCTGGAAGATTCAACGGACGGGAAGAAAAAACTATCTGGCAAGGTCTACCAGAAATAGTAGAGTTACTTTTTGCTAGATCATACAGGTCGCTTATTCTTATATCAATAGGATCGCCGTCTTTAATTTTTACATATAGATGTTCATCTCCGCCTAACGCTCCCATTGTAGAAAAATAAGTTCTTGGATCGTTTATGTCATATCCTGCATTTCCTGACCAGTCTACATTACAGTAGTTTGGATACAGTCTTAATGCTGTAGACTTCAATGCAAGACGGAATAGGTCATAATTTGGATCTCCTGGATGCCGATTTACACCCTTCATGCACTGGAATATTCCGCAAGGGAAGATAGATGTTCTATTTAATTTTCCTAGGCCTTCAATTGACATATCAAGAACAGCCTTTGTTACCATTCTTCCTTCTGGCAAAGTACAAGTACCGTAATTGATAGAGGTAAAAGGCAGCTGGTTTCCAGATCTGCTTTGAAGTGTATTTAGGTTGTGATACATTCCCTCTACGGCTTGATAACATTCTTCTTTTGTCATGTCCATAGCATATTCATATGCCTTTGGAAAACGAAGGTAAACTCTGTCTTCAATGGACATCTCTTTGTTGTAAATATCTAATCCTTTTCCCCTAAAATTTTCAATATATTTTACGCCTTTAATGAAATGTTTATAGAAAGACTTTCTTACGTAAGGAACCATTGTCCAATCAAGATGCGTTGCGCTAACTCCGCCAAACTGTTGCAAAGATTGCAACTGAAAGATAACTGCTAAAAGCTGAAAAGCCGTATTCAATGACCCAGCAGGCCTAACATCTGTTTGTTTTACAGCAAATCCAGTTGCAAGCAGATCGTCAAATGGTACGCTAAGGCAATTATGATTACCAACAGCATAGCTGTTAAGGTCATGGATGTATACACGATTATCAATATGATTCTTCTTTGCCTTTTTAGAAACAAGAAAGTCAAGCGCAAATTGCCTGCAAACTACATCATTAGCTTCCCCCATTCTTCCTCCGAAAGAATGTTCATCTACATTTGCATTCTGATTGTCAATTTTTCTCCCAAGCAGTTTGTCTGCAACTGCTTTCATCAGGTCATCATATTTGTCCCTACTCATTGAATGAACTTGACGATATTTAATATACTTTCTTGCTAAATTGTATTTTCCTAGATTCATTATTCTGTTTTCGACCATATCTTGAATTTCTTCTACGTTAAGTGGCCTTCCGATTGTTTTTGCTTCTTTTTCTATTGCCTTTGCAATTCCTTCTACATCATATTGAAGTAATCTGTCGTCACCTTCAACCTCTGCGTTTGCTCTATTTACCGCAGATATAATTTTAGCGGAGTTGAAATCTTCCTCTACTCCGCTTCGTTTGATTATTTTCATTTAGCAACTACCTCCTAGTTAGTATCATTGTATATGTATATAAGGCTGGCCAAGGGTTATTTGACCAGCCTATAGACACAAGATCTTGCCTTGAAGATATAATATTTAATTATTAGAATTCAATCTTCATCTAAGAAATCGTGTTTCTTCTGAACTGATGATACATCCTGTATAAATACTCGTCTTCCTGAATCTCTACCCAGCTAGGTTCATCCTTAACATCTTTGAAATATCTCCCGATGTTGATCTTCTCGCCTTCAGGAGAGATAGCGTAGAGGACTCCAAGCGTGTCGAAGTCTCCTCCATCTTCGTCATAAAGGAATTCTTTGCAGTAAATTTTATACTGCTTAGACGAAGGAGAATAAGGCATTTGAATAGGTAAGATCTCATCAAGAATTCTGCATCCATATCCGTGGAACATATCTCTCGGATCGTCTACATTGACGCAGACAGCTCGGTCAATATCGTTGTACTTAACAGACCCATCAGGATATACTTTCTTGAACAGCGAATGCATTCTAGAGCATTGATATTCTTTCACATCCCCGCTAAATCCTGAAACTTCATTCCATACGTCTTCTGTATCCTGAATGTCATTAAGAGGACGTCCATCAATTAGACGAATCAAGATGGATTTAGTTATAGAAATAGACATTCCTGAGTGCTGGTCCTCGAGTAGCGACTTGAATGCCTTAAATGCAGATTCATAGCATCCTAAAATGTAATCATTTTCGACTCCTTCTTCTTCAGGCGAAGACTTGAGACGGTTTCTTACAATCTCAATTTCGTTTTCAGCCCAATCTAATAAACTCATGTTATCCGACCTCCTTATTGAGCAGCTTCATCATATGAAGGAAAGTTGTGTCAACAATGATGTTACCGTTCATTGTATTTGCCCAACGAGTTTCATTTGTCTTAGCGGTAACCCTTCTAGGACGAGCATGTCCTGCAAAATCTGCAGCAGCGTTTACAACTCCCCATGCAGTGTCTTTGAACTTCAAGATGTCAGGAGCAAAGTAACAGTACATGAATCCATCTTTCATGTCCTGAGCGTTGTTCTTGACTCTATCACTTGCATCGTCATCAACTTTGAAAAGAAGATCAACAAACTGCTCTACCTCAGACTGATTGAAAGTAAGATTAGCAAGTCTATCTCCTACAACGCTTAGATCTTCCATGTAGCTGTTAGCGAGCGCCAGCGTACGCCTTGCTTCTTCTAGCTTACTATTGATATCTCCAACATGACGAGTCGTCCAGCAGCGCCGTGTATTGCTAAGAGCAAGGTTAAGTGTGTTATTGCAAACAACACGAACAGGCGTCATGCAGACTTTGATAGAACCAAGGCCATCATGACTGTTAGTAAAGCAAACATACGGATCAACATCGTCTCCAACTACCTTCACCTTAGGCATCTTAGCAAGAAGCCAAATCTGCTTTCCGTTTCTAAGAGATCCTGCTGTCTCATACTTTACATCGTCAGAAATGAGCTCATCAGTGAACTCGAAAGCTTCTGCATTCTGGACAATCTTGTACTTGTTGGAGACAATTCCTAGAACAGTGTTGTCGGAATCTCTAACATTTGATTTCCAGCCTTCAATCTCCTTACCATCTGCAGTGAAAATGGGATTAGAAATTACATTCCAATCTAGACCAGCAAGGTGAAGTGCATCTTTAGAAGTAGGAGCTTCCTGTACAATAGTTCCAAGACCGTGCCAAGGCACCTCACGTACGCTAAACATTGTTTCAACATTAGCAGGCATATTTGTTACCTCCATCAAAATTTATCTACATTCAATATAACGATTCTTTTTTAATTGGTTTAGTGTTTCATAGCATAGTACATCTTACACCATAGAATAGCAGTTTTTGTAAACTCTGGATTGGTTGACCACCATTGATTACTTGACATGATAGCAGATATCTTCCTATCTATCATGAATAAGTTCGCTATGTTGAAATTATTTCTATCATTATCTAAGAAACATATCATCTTCCCCTCTGGAACAGGTCCAAAGTTATCTGAATATATTTTTTCTTGCAGAGGAATCCAATATGGACGCATGTATCCACTAATATTGCTTTTTTCTGGAACCTCTCTAACTTTTATGAAAGTACTAGTTTGTGATTTTCTAATTGTACCTACAGGAAGCTGCTCTTTTCGCTTTGATCCGTATCTGGTTACGCTAGGCTTTCCTTTAAGATGAAGTCCTTTATTACATTTTTCTCGTATAGATTCGAAAGACCGTGTTTCATGAAAAGCTTTGTTAAAGCAGTCAGTCATATCTCTATAGCAGGAAAATCTGCTGAAGTTTTCTACTAACCAGTCTTCTTGCTCTCTTGTAAAATATCTTTTACTTCCCATCGCCGATCATACTATTGATTGCAGAGTTCTTCAGCTTACCTTCGGAAATCATCTTATCGCGTCTAAGAACAATGTCTGCATTGTTGATCATCTGCTTTGCTAAACTAGAGATAACGGAAGCAATTTCAGCTGCCTCTTTCTTAGTTTCATTTGATGCTTCAGGATTAGTTAGAGCTTCAATCTGCTCTCCAAGTTTATTTTGAAGTTCAATCAGTGTCATAATTTCCTCCTATCAATTTTTAATTCAAATTTTCATCATTCTTCCGCAGTCAGGGCAGAATCTAGATCTTCTAGAGGACCACATATCGCAGCAGCTTGAAACAAATCCAGAACAAACTGTAAATCCAGATAGATAATGTCTTCTCCATTGACCCGGTTCAAACATATCTTCTTGAATATAGCTGAAGAAAATTTCGGGCACAATGAACAAACCACAATGAAAAACACGCATTTCGATAGCATGGTTATATTCAACTTTGTGATAAACTACAATACCTTCATTGTCAAGGAATGTAGCAGGAATTTCATTATAGATTTTATAAAATTCGATTCTTCTTGTATCTTCTAAATCTTCTCCTAAGTATTCGACAATAGCTTTCTGAATATCTTCATTACTCTTAAGTTCAGCAAACATTTCCTCTCTCCTCCATTTGCTTTTTTACGTCAGAAACCTTCTTGTAATATTCTTTCTCTGCAACGGAAAAATACTTAGTTTTGATGTAGTTAATTCTGCTAGGAGAGTTGTCATCAGTTTCTTCAGTATGAAACCAAACATCTACTAAATAATAACCAAACATGTAGTAACAAACTACAATTTCGTTCATTAACCCTTTGAAACTAAAAGTAGACTGATAAACAATTTTCATTCTGATTTCATCGTCATCAAATGCGCAAAACCAAGCCTTAATATCACTATAGTTGATTGGCTTTCCTGACTGCTCTTCGTAGAAGGTATCATCGCATCGATTGTATCTTGCGATGACATCCTCTGTCTTTGTGCAAACACCATGCCCATAAAAAGGTGTGTAATCCAAAGACAATCTGAATCTATTTTGATATCTGTCATCGTTTACTGGAACTCCATGCTCATTGATATTGATCCAAGACATTTTATGGCCTCCTAGATTTGATTATTTTTGATTTGTATTACAATGATAATAACGATTCTTAAATAAACATAAAAATGACGAGTCTAGAAGACCCGTCATCATTTTTAGTTACTTAACCCGAATCCTTACTGAATCTCCATCGTTGTCAGCAGAATATACTCTAAGATCAGAAAAGAACCAAGGAACTTCGCTAACCTTTCCAGTAAATCCTCCATACGGAATATCGTATTTGGTAACAGAATCCTTATCCATCTGAACACGAACATTGTCTTTGAATGACATCTTCTTCAAAATGTCTTTTACATATTTACCAGATAAAGAATTTTCTGTTGAACATCTGATTACTCTTTTCAAAGCTTATTCTCCTTTCTATCAATAAGTAGTAAAATGATCCAAACAGGAGATGTTACTAATAAAATAGGTATTCCTACTAGAATCATTATCAAAAAGATAACAAATAATACTATGTATCCAATTAAGGTGATTATTAAAGACAGTATTCCTAACAATACTTCAATGATGTAATCAATCATCGTCATTCTCCATGTCAAGAATAAATTCCTCAGCTTCATCCGAAGTTGCAAAATATGGAGAGACTCGCTGTCCTCCACCTCTAACAACCCAACCGCTACCTGAATTAGTTATCTTATGTCCGTGAAACTCATATCCAGATGGCTCACCGTCATCTTTAGAACATAAAACAGGATAGAATGTTTTCTTCATAGATTAAATTTCTTAAAAATAAACATATTCTATAAATTTCTTAACCTTATATCATTTTGAGGTGATAC